TGTTCTATACCATATGGAGCTACAGTGCTGGTTCTGGGAGGCAGTTGATTCTACAGACTCGTGATCATCTACGAGTTGTGCAACCCACTCTAACACAGTTTGTCACTCTATCACCACCCACTGACATGGCTCGTGTGTTTCACCTACGCAATGGTGCTGGCGTGCTGTCAGTCAATGCGGACACTGTCAATTACATCTATAACTAACAAGTATAACTTATGACTAAAAATACCTTTTATCTAGACATGGACGGAGTCGTAGCTGATTGGGAATCAGCTGCTTCTAGCTTTTTAGGTCGACCAATGCGCAATCCCGATTCACTCACACACTATCGCAACACTGTGGAAGAATGGGAACTGATCAAGACTCAAACACGTTTTTACCGTGATCTACCACTTATGCCCAGGGTGGGCGAGCTTGTACATCTAGCACGTCAATATAGAGACATCTTGGGTTGGAATTTGCTGTTTCTCACTGCTGTGCCCGCCAAAGATGATGTACACTGGGCATTCTATGACAAGGTGTTATGGGCACAACTACATTTTCCCGACGTACCCGTACACTTTGGACCGCATTCGTGGGACAAGCATAAACACTGCACAGTGGGGGATATATTAGTAGATGATCGTCCGGACAATTGTTCACAGTGGCTTGAAGCAGGCGGACTGTCGTTTAAGGTCAACGGTAATGATCTGGGCAGTGTACTGGATTTGATCTCGACAGATTTAAGGACTCGTGTGGCACGTAAGAATCTACGTGACGTTGTTCTGGATCTAGTGTGATTAAGTGGGTAGATAAAGGTGTATAAAAATCTCTTTTTTACCGCTTCGCGCTTCGCGCTGCTGGGTTGGGCTCTTGACCGATGAAGGTGGCCATATTAGTCAGCGGTGAACCTAGGTTCTGCAGGGAATTGACAGTGTTTCAATCTAGGCTTGTGGGCTTTGATTCTGCTGATTGGTTTGTGTCCGTTTGGTCACGCAGCCAAAGTCGCAGTGACTATTGGCGCAGTCAGGGCAGTGAGTTGGTGGCACCCGGGTGGCTCAATCCCACAGTGGAGTGGGCTCAGGAACGTATTCAGCTGAATCTACAGGGTGGGCATCGTTTGGCTCACTTAGAACTAGTGGATCAAAGTCAGCTGGCATTCCCTCACAGTGGTCGTGATGACGGTGTTACCAACGTGGCCAACGGGTGGAAAATGTTCTGGGGTAACTGGCGCACAGATCAAATGCGTCAAGCACACGAACACAGCACCGGACAACCCTATGACCTAGTACTGAAGATACGTCCCGATCTAATGCTACACAATACCTTGGATCTAGCTCGCTGTGCTGAAATCCTAGGGCATGATGATCGTGCAGTGATCATGCCCGATAATACTCGTGCGGGCTATGGACATGCAGTCAGTGATCTTATGGCTGTGGGACGGGGTGCTGCCATGAGTTGTTATGCTGACTGTTTACATTCGATTGAACAGTATATAGCACAGGGTAAAATATTTCATCCCGAGACCATACTGGGAGATTATTTGAAATCTCAGCAGATGGGAATACGCACTGCCGGATTCCGCATTGACATTAGACAGTTGGGTCAACGGATAAGTGAAACAGAATATATTAGCGATTTCGGAAGTTGGGCATGAGAGTAGCATTGTTATTACCCGGAGAACCTAGATTCTGTAGAGAATTCGATCTGCTTCTGGAAAATCTCCGGGGCTATACCACAGTGGACTGGTTTGTTTGGCTGTGGCAGGACAGTCAATGTGAAGAACATCGTGGAGTAGATGTTGTAGCGCCCAGTTGGCGTCACATGGAATATGAAACAGCACACAGTCGCTTGAACAGCTATCTGCCTGCAGGGCACCAGTTGATTAATCTAAGCATAGAGAATCGAAGCAGTTATCCTCCGCCTCGGGTACACCACAAAGCAGGGGAAACCAGCGTGGAACGAATGTGGGGCATGTATACCAGCGTAAGGGAATGTGATCTACAGCGACGAGCACATGAACAGGCCACGGGTCAGTCCTATGATTTGGTCATACGCACACGCCCGGATCTAGGCTTGGCTGCACCCTTGGATCTAGAACATTGTCTAGAATATCTAAAACAAAATCCTCAAACTGTTATCACTCCCAGCAATGAAGTACACGGCTATGGGCACAAGACCAACGACATGATGGCACTGGGGCAGAGCAGTGCAATGTCCACTTACTGTGATCTAGCTCAGTACATAGTTGAGTATCATCATAAACTAGGTTTGATCTATCATCCAGAAACCATGTTGGCATTTCACATAGCAGCACAGGGACTGACTAACCATAATAAAGACAGCTATGAAGTAGTGTTGCGTAAGTTTGGCGCTGTTGAACGAGATGCTTACCGTAGCGATTACGGGCGCTGGGCTTGAATCTTTAGAATCCAGTCACTGCATATAGCATGACATTTCCAGTCTAGATTACTCAGTGTGGGATCCGCAGTTTCGGGCATGACCTGTACACTTCTCCCAGTTACAGGATATCCTGGATAGGCCCAAATGTAGTTTTTACTGGTCAGTGTGTAATGATCTTCTTGATGCCAGAAATAATTCAAATCTTTGCCCAACAACCAGTCAAGTGCGTCTATGTGTTTGGCGTGTATCCACAGACCCGGTTGATCTAAAAATTCTCTAGTAATGTTGTACTGTGGACCATCGTGTCCTAGATAAAGTCTGCCGTCAAATACCCATAGGTCAATTTCACAATCGTAGCCCAGAGCTAGACTATTTTTAATCTGCTGTGGTTGATTTTCTAATGAACGGTTAGGACCATTGATCAGTCCACGATGTGCTATCAGTTTCATTTCTTTCTAAAATATAAGTTGAGTTCATTTGACCACTGGTCGTTTGATTGTTCGTGAAACACAGCAAATCCATGTTCAGAAAGGAAATCTTTCATCTCGGCCACTGTGTGGTTTTCTTTGTAGAGTTTCCCTGCTTCATCCCGAGCACATTCCACAACACCTTCTTGAATTAGGCGTACATAGTCGCCCATGCCTTTGAGCACACGTAGGTCACTGCCCTGTGTATCACAATGAAAGTAATCGATCTTTTCCAAGTTCAGGCCCTGTGATTTATACCACGTATCAAATCTAGAAACTTTGACTGTGACAGTTCTTGTGGTAACTAGGTCTCGCCGCCCGGGCCAGGTCTGACTTACTTCGTCAACAAATGGATATAGACTGCTAGCGCCCCAGTCACCTACTGGATCACGATCGGCAACATAAAATGTTGACTCACCGTCATAGTCACTAATTGCCAAAGGAAATACATGATAACGATCTTCGTAGCTAACGCCAGCTGGTTCAGCACGATGATAAAATTGCCATGTGTACCCATTTTTTCTTGCAGTGTCTATTCTACTAAACAATTCGGGAATAGGTTCAAATGCCCAGGTCTCTACTGAGGTGTCGTTACGTGTTCTGTCTAAACTGTCTTGACCCTGATTTGCACCGATGTCAAATAGAATATATTTGCTCATACTTTAATCTTCTTTATGATTTGCTAAGAAATGATTTAGATCTTCCGGAGTGCCTATACCCCACATCTTTTGAATTTTCTTAACTTTAATTTTCTTACCTGCTTCAATAGCCTGGTTGAATACAGGGCAAACATAAAACTCATTGTTAACACGAATGTCTTTTGCAATCATATCTTCTGCATACTTAACGTAGTCACTACCTTTCTTCCAATAGTATATGCCTACTGTAGCTTCATTACTGATGACTTTCTTTTCTGCTACTTCGCTAACAAAACCATCATCACCTAGTTTAGCGTAACTCCATTTGGGATGACTTGCTTCAAATGTAACGATACCTCCATCAATCTCATCTGCGGTAAACGCATACATACATTCGTTACTGTTCCACTCAACATACTGGTCACTGTTGGCCATAACTAATGGAGCATCAGTATTGATATATTCTTTGGCCAGTAGTGTGCTACAGGCTGCACCTTCAGTTACACCTTCAACCTGCACAATGTCACAGCCCGGTGCAATTAAGTTGAGCAGATATTTGAGGTTATATTTTTCATAGTGTTCTTTTTGTACAATGAAAATAAAGTGTGCTTCAATGTTTAAATTTTCTACCACCACTTGAATCATGGGCTTGCCGTTGACTTCGATCAGTGGTTTTGGAAATGTGTAACCCATCTGTGCAAATCTACTGCCTGCGCCTGCCATAGGGATCAAAACATTTAGTTTACTGTCTTTCCAAGGAATGTTATTTTTAATTGTTTGTGAGTTCATATGTGATAATTTATTATTAATTTTTGACCAGGTCACATCGTGTGAGTCTTCTACAGCCAGTAAGTTTCCACCACTGTCCAATGCACCTTGTCTACCAATGTGACTGTCTTCGATGATCAATGTATTGCGGGGCAGTGCATTACACATGGTCATACATTGCCAGTACATCTCTGGATACGGTTTAGGTAAAGTAACATCCTGATTGCTTACATAGCAATCAACATATTCCATGACTCCTATTTTAAGCAAACTTAACTTAACAGTTTCACGTATGCTATTACTGGCCACTGCAATTAGATAACCTTGCTTTTTCAGTTTAACAAATATATCGATCAATTTGTAATCAAAATCAAATTTACGAATTAGATCAAATGTTGCTTCTTGTTTCTTCCGCCAAATAAGATCATGAAACTCTGTGGGCAAACCTTTTGTTTCGGATAATAGTTTTAATTTCTTAGTGGTATTGAGTCCGTCATATACACTAAGGTGTTCGTCTCTATTGATTATATATTTTTTATCAATAGATTCTAATGCGGCATTTAGACTATGATAGTGTAGTTCTCTACTTTCTATCAGTACGCCGTCTAAGTCAAAGATTACAAGTTTATTCATAATGTGGTTGTTGGATCTTGCGTAACAGGCAAGTGATAATGTTTGTCAGTAAACTTAGAACGACCTCTTGTGGTTAAGACGTGATCAAAGTTTTCTAATCTATATTTTATATTATTTTTATTTATATAGTGGCCAAGTATGTGTTCTCCTGACCAGTTTCCGTGTCCGTTGTGTTCCCATTGTGGATCTGATTCTACTACCAACTTATTATATTGTCTACCTATATCAGTGTACAATTTCATACTGTTGTAAGTTCCGACGGCAAATTGATCATTAACGGGCCAGTGATTCCATCCACAACCGTTCTTAGGTATAACAATATCATCTTGTACATTTAAAGATCTTAAATCAAGTACTGTGTTAATCATACCGTCTGGTCTAAATCTAATCACAAGATCATAATCTTGATCGATTAAATCAAAAGCCATGTACAAGGATTGCCACATGCCTATCCTACGTTGATACCACCAACGAATATTTTCGGGTGTAGCAGGAGGATGAGGCAATGTGTGTGGAGGAAGTTCCCATGCGGGTTGTTCTGTTATTTTTAATTTTGCTAAACGATAGTTTGGCAATAACACTGATTCTATTCTAGCACTGCCTTCTGCTTCAGTTGAAGCCCAGTTACTGTTCCAAAAATTTAGATAGAGATCCGCAGACTCAAAGCCAGTTAACTGATGCATTAAGGCAATAAAGTCTCCGGTAAATCTAGGATGACCGCCACTGATTAAGGCTACACGCATTTTAGAAATATTGAATGTTTAATCTAAAAGGATAGTTGATTTCTAAACGTTCGAATGGTTCGTTTTTACGAACTTCTAACATCATAGTCTTACCCAACGCCAGTGCAACTGCACTAGGACCGCCCATGCTGGTAACAAAGTATTCGCTGCCTTGAATAACTCGAGCAAGTTCCATTAGGTTTTCTGTTCTATAATGAGGTACCCATACTTTGAATATTTCTTCAAAGGCCGCATGTTCTTCTTCACTGCCCACAAATACGCCCTGGTCAGTTAATCCTCTTTGACAAACGTTTTGCCATGTTTTGCTGTCTTTTTCATTTCCGTCTTGGTAATTCATGTTACGATGGACTACAATAGGACGTCCTGGAATCTTAATAGGATTACGACATTCCATCCATGGATCTATTTGAAGTTGTCTGAAATGATATTTGTGATCAATGCCATTGGCTAGTGCATGTTGATTACTAAAATTACGAGGTAAGAAACCTGTCTCTAAATGCAATGCTGCATCTTCAAGTTCGTAATCAATATCTTCACCGTTCCATACTTTAAAACTATTAATGTACGGTTGATGCAACATAAACTCTTCCATTTGATCAAAGTCTACTTGTCTCATCTTATCGTTGTGACGTCCTGCATCAGGCCACCCTAACTTTTCTTGAATCATTTTTTTAAGATTACCTAGACGAAGGTAAACATCACCACCGCCTAATATTTTAACTGCAACCATGCTACACAATGTGTCGCCCATGGTACCTGAATGTGAAAATGTTGTCATAATTTCTTTCTTATCTATACATATCTGTGGCACGTAATACTGCGCCTTCTAAAATCATATCTTTGTATTGTTCAACATTACTAGTAACACATTCGGGAAAGTAATCATCTAGTTGAACCCACTCATATCTTTCGCTGTCATTGGGACCATGATGTCCGTATTTGTTTTGTATAAACCATTTGATATTGTGACGCTTGATCATATCAGGTGTATCAGTTTCTGTGTGAGCAAAGTTTTGAATTTTGGTAATCGCATGTTGATCATCACCTAGGTAAGTGAAATGCCAGCCGCCATGATCCACAAATACTGTGTTTTCTGGCTTTGCGTTCCAAAAGAATGTCCATTCTCTTTCTTGTTGTGCGTTTGAATAACAACGACCTCTTGTTACCATGATGTTGGCATTTTTTGAAACGTTATAAACTTTCATGTAGTTTAGTTTATATTGAAATTGCGGAATGTTCAAGATGTATTTGTCATAATTATTCTCATCTTCTTTTATCAAAGTAACGATCTCAGCACGAGTAATTTCGTCACAGTCACTGACAATAACAATGTCTTCGGGTTCCATATCATATAGGCCTCGGTCAAGACAAACCCGCTGGAAACGTTCACGGACCCACGAGTCTTCAGTCTCGGGCATGTCTTCTACTTTTATATGACGAATCTTACTCATCCACTGACTAAATCTCTCTTTGTTATTTTCAAAGATATATTCTTTGGGTTTACCGCTGTGACTTAGATTTGATTCTGCTAAAACAAATACGTCAACTACGTCCCACAGTTCTTTCAATCGAATTTCTAAAACGTCTAATTCGTTAAAGAATGGAAAACAATCATATACTTTCATTAAAATCTCCAAATGTATTGATAACCTTCATGTACTAAAGGTTTGCCGATGCTCTGCATAAAATCATAAATGTATGCACCTTTGCCTTGACGTTGCCCATTGACAATAAAATTATCATCTACAGCAACAAGTGAACCAGGCCGCAGTCTAGACATAATTGCCGCAAGTTCTTTAATGTGATGTGCAGCACTGGGCCATGGGTCTTCTGGTTCGTAATCATAACTATCTAAGTATAACAGATCTACATAGTTCTCTGTTTCAGTTAAGTTCTGATTTGCTTGCCAGAGAAATTCAACGCTGTCACTGCAATGGATTTGTACTCGATCGCTTACTTGAGTAAGTGCATATTCTACGTGTTCTGGATTGATGTCAACGGAGTGTAATTCACCGCCGCTTTGATTAATGAATGCATCAAAAATTCTTGTGCTGAATCCTTCATCTTTAAAACTTACGTCTTCGCTTCCCCACTCTTTATGTGGAGGACGAGCGCATCCTGTTTCAATTATTAATGGTTCTTCACAAGTTTTTAAATGCTCTATCATTATTTGGAATGAGTCCTGGCGCTTGCCAGTTTTACGGATCATTTCTTCTAAGGTCATTTTTATCCTGTGTAAATGTTGTTGATATTTACAAACAAGAAAGGAACCCTCAGGCTCCTTTTGATTCTTTATAAAAGTTTACTTATTGATGCTTAAATTTTTATCAAATGTCTGATCTATATAAGATACTAGCTTTTCTAATGATTTACTGTTACGTAAGCTCTTATATACTAAATTTTCTATCCCGTATTCTCCGGTCTGTTTTAGACCTATTTTGCGGTATTTTCGTAATAATTTTAGAACTTTTTGAGCCATTTCGAAGTCGTTTTGATTCAAAACATACCTGATTAAATTATCCCAGTACTCGTACTGCTTTTCGATGCTTTTACGGTCTATTTTGCCACTATAGTTCTTTGGCTCGCGTATCCAGCTATTAGTTTTAAGACTCCACGCTGAACTTACAGTCGGACGAGTTTGATCTTCTGTTCCGGGCTCTACAGGAATACCTCTGATATTGATTTGAAATTTTTCTTTAAACAGTAATCGTTTAGTGTCCAACAATTCTTCCACTTCTTGATCACACTGTATTTTACCATAGTCTATAATTAGATGCAGATCAAGATCGCTTTGCTCGGTATAGTGATAAGTGACTTGACCTCCGGTTATTTGTACATCGATAACAGGAACATCGATATCTATAAATTCTCTAAATTTTTCTGCAATCTGTAACAGCTTAACTTTAACTTCGGGGCGCAGTTGTATACCATCCCATAGTTTGGGATTTAATCGATCATGTTCCTCGTAGCCCTTGGTAAATTCAATCATTCGCATAGAATATTATTTATTGATTAAATATTATTATGATTGAACAAAATTATAGAGGTTATCTTTTAGCAGCTCATCCTAGACGACAGGAACCGATTCTTCGTAAAGGAGTATTGCTAATATTAGATCATGATGCAACCGGGGCTATAGGACTCCAGATCAATAAACCATTTACAAATGATATCACGTTTCAAACTGTAATGCAGAATGTAGGCTTACATACAGATCAAGACCAGCCTTTATACAACGGCGGTCAAGAGTCAACTAATAGAATACATGTAATACATAGTCTAGACTGGTATACATCTAACACTACTAAAGTTACAAATCGAATTGGAGTAAGTCATGATGTTTCAGTTCTTGCCGCAATAAGCAAGGGAGAAGGTCCTGAACATTTCAGAGTAGTTGCAGGATTTACACGTTGGTTGCCCGGACACATTGAAGGGGAAGTTGCAGGAAAAGAACCTTGGCATTCATGGAGTTCATGGAGTTATGCTCCTGCTGAAGTCGAAACTGTATTTGGATCAGATGATATTGACCAGTGGCACAAAGTTATAGCTGAATCAGGTCGTTTACAAATTGCAAATTGGTTTTAATCTTTTTCAGGATTTAAATTAGCCAACATACTTCTAATGTCGGCAACACCCTTGGCGTGTTTATTTTTACTAACAGCTACACCTTTTGTAGGATCAATTGGAATAATTTCTCCAGTTTCGGGATCAGTAGTAGTTGACACTGTGCTGGTCCTTTTTAGGCCTGCATAGACACTACTTCCGCCACCCTGTTGCCGTTGCTGATTAAAACTGCCTTCTTGCTCATCTTCACCTAGGTCGCTAATACGCAATGTATCTACATTAAACTCTAGATCAACTTTTTGCCCAACACCACTAGAACTACGTGTCTTCATAAACTGTATTTGATACCGCCCACGTTCTTTCATAGCACGACTGGTAAAGATACCGATAACATTATCCGCCGTCATAATCTTACTCAATCCGCCCGAGATGTGGCTGTGATCAAACTCAATTTCTTCAACAGCACTACGGTTTAACTGTGACGCTGTGACTGTGATACATTGTGTTTCCATAGCCAAGTTACGAATTTCTTCCGACACATACTTGTCCTTAACGAACAGGTCACTTGGGCTAACTTTAACACTCAACGGCATCATCAAGTCCAAATAGTCAATTAGAATAACGTCGGGCTTGCAACCTTTCTTGACCTGATACTCTTTCAAGTAGGCACGGATATCGTTACAGTTCTTGCCCGATGGCATATACTTAACCTGTAAGTTACCACTCTTCTTGCCCAACATCTTGACCTTGAGTTCAACGTCGTCGATGTTCTTAAAGATCTCTCGAGTTGTAATACCTGTCATCATACTATCGAGTCGCATACCTACGAGGCCTTCGGCTAATTCAAATGTAAGATATAAGACATTAAGTCCAGCTAGTGCCCAGTTCACTCCTAAGTTGGCTAAGAACAAACTCTTGCCGCCACCTGATCCAGCACAGAAGATATTCAGTTCACCTCGGTTAAATCCGCCGTATAATTTCTTATCAATGCTGGGCCATCCTGTGCTGATCTGCCCATTGCCATCTTTAAGTTTAGTCAGACGTGCTCTGGGATCTTCAAAGTAATCTGTACCCATATCTTTGTTTAGAGATATCTGTATAGCATCCTTAATTAGTTTTTCAACTGGACCGTAGTCTCCGGACTCTAACAAATCACTAGACTCGATAATTGCCCTTTCTAGTCCTTTGTGTCTGCTAAAGTTTTCAAACTCATTCATTAACCATTCATAGTTTTCTCTGGGCAATGCAACTGGGTTATACTGACTTCTTGTAGATGCGTTGACGATATTGGCCTCGGGCATTACCTTGTATTCATCTACATATTTTGTAATGAACTCTGCACTTTCTTGCAGTCGCTGATCAAAGTTTTTGGGATCAAAAATATTTTGACAACGTACAAACGTCTCAGCATCACTTAGAAACATTTCCAAGTACAGCTTTTGCACTTCAAAGTCATAATTGGGTTTTTGTGGTTTTTCTTTTTTATTCATCTCTTAACGCTTCTAGTTTCTTCTTCATTAGATTTATTTTTATCTCGCCCGCAACCTTGTAGTGCAAGATTGTGGCTAACACATACAGTCGTCCATATTTCTTTACAGCATCTGCTACATCTTTGACGTCATCGCCCCACGGAGGCAAACTAGCACTCCAGCCATTGGTTATTGCTGATTTGAGCATCTTGGCACCGGGGCGATCTCTGTCTGGTACTACTATAATTTCTTTTCCTAATCCAGTCAATCTTGCAATCTGGGCATCGTTAGGCTCGTTCGTCATAATGGCTACGCCATCTATAGCTATAGCATCAAATTGTCCTTCTACGACTATGACGCATTGACGATTCCACCCTTGACGATCCAAATTAAAAACATATCCACTTTGACTATCTGTCAAGTACTTAGGGTTGCCGGGATTGATTTTTCTGCCAGTGTATCCTACTACCTTTCCATCTTGATAAAACGGTATTAGTACTCTATCTACATAGCCCGATGCAGGACTCCACATCCAATTGTACCAATCGAGCTCCATACCCCTACTTAAAATGTATTCTACTATCTTGCCAATGTCTTCTGCTACATCGGGCAAGTACCCGGTATTAATCCATTCCATTACAGACATTGTGCCATCGGGCAAGGGTTTTTCTAATAATACTAAATTTAGTGCTTTCTTAAGAACGGGCTGGTCATCTTTGATCTTGAGTGCCGCAAGATTAAGTTTACCTATGTCTATCTCATTCATGCCTATCCATTGAAATAGGCTTTTGGTATTCTTGCTTAGAATTTTACCAGGAGTCCATCCTGCGGCAAATCCACAATTGAAACAATGATATACAAACCCGTCATTCTCTACTCTAATACCGCCACGCAGTTTTTCATCTTGACGTTCTCCTCTGTGATGACAGCAGGGAGCATTAAAACTGGTCCATCCACCGGATGTAAGTTTCCTCTTAGAAGGCAGTAATGTCAGTAATGCAGATTGTATATCGTTCACATATACAGTTTAGCTTCTGTAAAGTGCTTTGTCAAACGATCCGAAGAAACTAGGATTATCATTATTAGATTCTGCAGGTGCAGTTCCAGGAACATGTAGAATTCTAATATAGGTATAGACACCATTAAAGTTAATCGAATCTATTCCGGTAAATCCAGTATAAGTCTTGGTAACGATGTTAGAATAATTTCCACTTGATCCCGGAGTGTTGTCCAGGGTTCCTTGAATGTATACGGTCCCCTTATATCCGGTCATGTACATGGCTAATGTGTGCAATGCGCTATTACCATTGTATTCTGGGTTAGCATAGATGTTTCCACTCTTATGCTCATACTTCTGTATATCGTCGTTGTATGTAATATTAAACGTGTTTATAGTGGTGCTGTCTTTGAGAACAGGAAATACTTCAGAACTTAGATGCAGGGTTCCTGCCATTCCGTAGTAAGTATTAGAATAAGTTGGGAGATAGGCTCCATCAGATTCTCTAAGTTTAATTGTATATTGATAACTGGTTCTATCTAAATCTAATGTATCACTCTCATTAAGAGTTAGTATAGCTAATCCCTTGGTTGAAGTAGTTGCTACATCTAGTACTTCGATTTGTTTTTCAACTATTAATCTCTGATTGATAGCATCAAACATACTGAATACAAATGTTTGCGTGTTGTAGATTCTAACATTTTTTTGGTCGCTATTTTTAAACTGAATTCTAACTTGATTTTTGATACCTTTTTGTATCTTTAGGTCTCGCTGGTACATAACCTGGTTTACTCCTCTTACAGTAGCGTCCAAATCTAATGTTACATCGAGTTTGTAATTATATAAATAGACTGGTAAATTTTGCATAAAGTATTTATTTTAAACTAATGAGAGACCAGTTCCAAGAAAACTTTCCGTTCATAACCTGCTTAAAATCCAATGATAAGGAATATGTAGGTATTGTTATTAACTTTGATGATTATGTTGCTAGCATCTACGATCTATCTATGATCGTAGGAGTCGAGGAACGACAGATTTTCCTAGAAATGGGTGAAGTCTGGTGGTGGGAAAGTAACAGAAAAATACCCATAAACATTTTTCTTAAAAAAGAAATGCATGTATTCCGACCCTTTATAAAAACTTTTAATGTAAAAGACATAGAGTTAGTATTTGGTCCTAGTGTTAATCTAAGCGAAATTGCTGAAAAGAGAGTAAAACGTAAATCTATTCAGCTAATAAGGAATGCGAGGAAGTAAGACCTTCGCAAATTAAGTTCATTTGAACTACAATAGCTGCCGCATATGCTATAGCGTGAGCTTTTTTAAAATAATACTCATTACCCGCAGGCTTTTGCCAAATTTCTGCGTTTACAGTATTCCAGTCTTGTCCAATTAGATAGCGTTTTGCCGGTCTAATCATAGCTAATACCGCAGCCAATTGACTTATGCTATTTGGCAACATCTGTCTTAGAATTGATCCGTGACCGTTCACATGGAACAACATATTAGTGAAATCGTCCTGTTGTAAAAGATCCCATAGTGGTTCTTGATTTAATAATTTTAAGAGATGTTCTTCATCTCGTACATCTTTGTAAATTCCAACATTTAATAGGTCAATCTTAAAATACCCGCGGTTTTCAGCTTCTTTATAGTCAAAGCTAGCAGTATCAGTTATGGAATTGTACGGGATAGAATGACAATATACGCCAGTATTGTGCTTTTTAAAAGTTCCATTATCTTTAATAGCCGCTGGTACATGCTCGATAATTTTGAGAATTTTTGTTCTATCAGCAAAGTCGATATCAATATCCGGCATTTCTAATCTCGTCGTATGATGGTGCGTAATTTCCTAAATGTTGTACAGTTAATCCTGCGGCAACGTTAGCAAACATTATAGCTTTCTTTATATCATTTGTATATAGGTATTGAGTGGTTAGTGCCGCCAAAAAAGTATCACCACATCCACAAACATCACTTACTTCTACTTGTTTACTTGGATGCACTTCGTCCCATAGTCTAGCACCTTTGCTACCTAATGTAACAATTAACCCAGCACACTCGCTTGTTAATCTGCTATACTCTAGTTCATTAATCTTAACCCATGCACCTTGAAAACGTTCTAAGTCAGTCTTTTTAGTGTCTATGAACACTGGTATGCTCAAAGCAACGAGTTCTTCGATTAATTCGTAGCTAACTGTACCTTTGTTGTAGTCACTGATCACAACTGCGTCGTAAATCGCAGGAATAGCCGAAGCAAATTCAATAGGATTAGATTTAACATCATTGTCAATTCTTACAATGTGTTGTTTACTTTTGGAATCGATTAATCTGGTCTTAACACTTGTTTCTCCGCATAGGTATGTAACTTCACAGCCCAGTGCTTCAAGATTGAGTTTGACATTACGAGCCATGCCTGCTCTTTCTTCCTTAGAGCTATATTTGAATACAGGAACAGGTGCCTCGGGACTTATTCTGTCAACAGTTCCAAACTGATAAACATCTAAGCAATCATCCCCGATTAATAATATTCTGAATGGTGTTGGTAGTTGAGTATTCGCCGACTCTGTCATAATAGATCACTTCTTTACAATATTCTTCTGCTGTGCTAGGTCTATCTTTTTTCCAGTCGCTGCCTTTTACATACACGTCTGGTTTCCAGCTTTTCATTATTTCTATAAGTTGTTCTTTGCTGTCAAAAAACAATACACTGTCAACTGCTTTTAAATTTTCTAAATGAAATTTACGATCTTCTTGGTTGTTAATAGGACGATCATCACCTTTTAACTCTTGCACTCTACGATCAGTATCAATCACAACCAGTACCGCATCTCCTTTGCTTTTAGCAAAGTTGAGCATTTCAATATGACCTCGATGCAGAATATCAAATGTTCCGTTAACCATTACTCGGGTCATAATACTTTCTTAGGTTAGTTACATCAGCACATGTGTATGTTTGATAATGTGCTTTAACATTATCAGGCATAGGAATATATTCAACTCTACATTTCATTCCTTCTGCAATTGTTCGAGCAACGTTATCAAACGATGTAGCGCGACCTGTACCGGCATTCCAAATACCAGATTCAGTTACGTTAAAAAACTTTTTATGAATACTAACTACTTCATGTACAGAAATAAAATCACGTTTGTAATTCTCAGAATTTTCAAATAGCTTGATAACTCCGGTAGCTTCTGCCTGCTTGGTAAACTTATGATGAGGGCTAGACTGATCACCTTTATGATCTTCATGAGGTCCATACACGTTGAAATACCTAAATCCCTGGACTGTTATGTTAGACCATTTTTCTCTAAATCCACTTACATATCTTTCAAAAAGATATTTGCTCCATGCATATGGACTTAGCAAATGAACAGGTGCATTTTCGTTAAATTCTTTTCCTAGTCCATATACGCTTGCAGAACTTGCATATTGCAAATTTACATTGTTTGCCTGACATTGATTGATAACAAGTCTACTAAAATCATAATTCTGATCTAGCATCTTGTCTACATCCATTTCAGTAGTAGACGAATTTGCTCCTAAATGTATGCACCAGTCTAAGCCTCTAAAATCTGGAAGTTCTTCTCCCCATTCAAAAAGAGACAGTTCGTGTTCGTCATTTAGTGCATTGACCATATTTTGACCAATAAAACCTTTATACCCTGTAATCAAAATTTTCATTTCTGACTGTCTCCTTTAGCAACTCGATAATTGTCTTCGACACTGTCCGGTGTGCTAACTTCGATAATGGTCCCTTCTTCGAGACAAATCAGTTGATGTGGTACCAGTGGATTATTATGCCACACAGAGCCTGGTTTTAATACTTCTAAATATTCATCCGCTGTCTTCGTATCAATAAATCTAACTTGAAATTCACCGCTTAACACATACCAGGTTTCTTCCTTTACAGAATGGAAATGCATACTAAATCTAGCACCGGTATTAAACTTTAGTAATTTTCCGCAATACTTGTCGTTTGTTGCCCAAATTAATTCGTGACCCCAACCTTTTTCTACAAAACCTTCTAATCTCATAATTCTCCACTTTCAGCCAGTTTTAACATTAGGCTATATTGTTCGTATGCTTTTTTTACTGCTGGATATTTGTCCCGCAGTGCTCTCTCTCGTTCTTTCTGCTCCATTAGTGTTTCAAACATTCTGTAATGCCCTTGCTTCTTCATGTTGTTAAACACCTCGGATTCGAAGTCTGCAATTCTTTCTAATTCACTTTCAGCAATTTCCACAGTATACAACGGTTCGCTATCATATATAACATCTTCATAAACTCGATTAAAATCCATAGGATCTCTAAAGTAATTTAAATTGACTTTGCTGTACCGATGTGCCCGCTTGTTTGTATCAAGTACACGAATACTGTGATGTTGGCAAAATTGTTTTATATTTTCTGTAGTCATTATTCTATCAGCATTAACATAGCCATTGTGGCTTTCTTGTCGTCCTCTAAGCAAAGTAAAATTTCAGCGCCGCCACGAAGCGGCATAATGCGCCAACCTTCTCCACCTATTCTATCGTGAATATAATAGAGACGAGGCCCAACGTGCTTCATGCACCAAGCCTCTGCTTTACCTACGCTAGGAACTTTAAACTCAATCATGTTCTATAGTATATATCACTTTATGTGCCCCACCTCAACAAAAACATAGTTAAGTCTTTAGAATCTTTAAATGCAAAAGTAGTGTTGCCAAACATGCTGTGCATAACCCAAATCTTACCATTCATGCCTTCCCAAGTTTTAGGAGTTTGGTAGGACCACCCACCGGTTCCTATATGTTCGTGGCACCATTGTTCCATGTCTGGATGTTGCCAATAACGTTCTTTACCAAATGTAATCCAGCTAGCAGTATCACTCATGACCACCTCAGAATGAATAAGGTCAAATCCTTTTCATCTTTAAAATAAAATTTGTCTTTCTTTTCAAACCAACGACTGCCACTATTTCCAAATCGTTCTCTGCACCAAGTCTGTGCCTGTTCATTTAGATCCAAGGGAGTGCTTTCTGTTCGAGCCATTTCAATCCAGGTATATTTCATACCCCATCCGCCAGCTTCTCCCGTTTTCATAGGTCGCAGTTCGTGTTCTGAACCGATGTTCAAGCCGCCGACAATAGAACTAATACTGGTCATGACCACCTCAACATAAACATAGTAAGATCTCGATCTTGTTTAAAATAATATTCAATAGAAGTACTGTGATGAACTACATTCCATTTACCTTTGAATTTGCCCAAGGTCTTTCCTAACCATTCATCAACTTCTCTGGTACTGTGCAAAAGATTAACTTTGGTCTTATATGGCCATAATTCTTTTTTAAGTCGTCTCATGTTAGTGCTTTCACAATTTCATATTGACGCAGTGCTTCTTGGACATTGTTCCAAGCGATAGCCAATGCTGGATTAGACTTTGGTGCTTTTCTATATCTCACAGGAGGATCACTATCGACCCACTGCTCTGGATTATCTTTGGTCCAGTAATAGACATTAGCCCAATGACTATGACAGGTGCTGTCAGTACGCCATTCTCCCTTGCCGTTCATGCCTCCAGTATGATTCCAATAAAAGTAATCTACACCACAAGTATCGTCAGCTAGGGTTACGGTCCTGAAGCCCATATAATAGCCGCTTTTATCAGGCTGCTGATCTGCTGTATGGTGCCATATGGAAGTCTTCATAGTCTAAAAAAGATGTTGGAGTTTCTGATAGAAGGAGTGCGTCCCCGTACTTTAATTTTAACATCATTTCCTGTTTTTCGCAAGTGGTTGTTATCTTGATGTAGGGATTTTCGTTTTGATATCGCCAGCGTGTTCCATTTGAAGTTTCAAAATCTTGCCATTCGGGCATAACGACTTCCACTTCGCAACCCAACCCAAATAGGAATGTTGCATCAATTTCTGTAGCATCGGGCTTACTCAGTGTCCAAAGTGTTTTAGTAATCATACTCCGTTGCCGCTCCCAAACTTTAATGCAAACATAGTTGAATATTTCTCACCCTTGTTCATAAACTTAAATGTTACATATTCATCGGCTTGAAATACTGCCCATTCAAAATCTAGTCCCATAATCAATCCCTGATCCTTACACCATTCTGCTAACTGGATAGCGTGGTTACTAGCGTGGTGTAGTTTCATAAAATTAAGATGTCTGTATTGAACTATAGTGTCGAACGGTATTCGAATTTCAATCATCGTTCATAATTTCTTCTATATACGGACTTTCGTTAGGAAAATAATGCACATGATATTCTCGCTGATTAAATCTGTAGACTTCAGATATACTATGTTGATTGTTACTAAACTCGTCGGGCTCATCTTGCATCTGTATCATCAACCAAACATTTTCTTTTTCTTGACCTTCTAATGTTCGACGAGGAGGGCCCATGACCTTACGAAGAAATGTTTTTAATTCTTCTTGGGACATGTTGTTAATAAAGGCTGTCATTTTATCCCAGTCTCGTTGCACAGTTCTTGAATCATCAAGATATCTGCAGGACTATCTTTAAATTTCTTCATCCAGAATTTAACATCAAATACAGGTGTAATCATGCTCAACTGTTCGTCACTCATCTTACTAACCATGGTCTTACCCGATGTACAATTTAGGATAAGCCACGGACTAACGCGACCATTTAGCATGTCATGCACTGCTTTGTTCAAACTGACATAATCAAAGTATTGTGCAAAATTTGCACTATGCTCGTCTCCCCAATCCATCATTGTTTGCAATGTTCTCTGCACTGCTGCTTCGACTGGTTCTACTTTGAGCATGTCAAATAGGTACTGTTCATACAGTTCATCCCTGCACCAGTGGTCTAATTTGACACCACTTTTAATCACATAGTCAATGAACTTTTGAGGATAGATAGGATTGACGTTATTGACAAAACTGCCAAACTTTACAAAGGCATTATAGTAAGCACTGGTACAAAAATGTTCATAGGTCTTGCCTTTTTTATCATTTTGTGTAAGTTGATAAAAACGAACATAGGCCATATAACCTGCTTGAACACGCTTCTCATCTTTCTGCAGAGCACGCCTTTTTTGTTCACACATGTGCGCTACTAGAGTCTTTTCTTTCATAAAACTCTTACCGCAATGTACACAATTAAAAGGTTGATCTGCCAATGCTATCATTCGTAATCTTTTCGTTGCTTCTTGTCAAAACCCATTTTGTCAAACAGTTCGTCGATGTCTTTCTTAGTCATCATGCTAGCTAACGTCTTAATGTCATCTAGCTTCCATGCAGGATAAATTTCAGCTAACAGTTTTTCAATCTTATTTGCTTTGCCCTTTTTACCTGCGGCAAGATAAGGATGATACATGTTAGAACCAATACCAGTTGCTGCAAATAATTTCCACAACAAGGGTCTATGATTCTTACTTAATTCCCAATGATTTTTATTAACATACTCGTTAGTCCTTTCTAGGAACCATTCTTGCAATGATTGATCACCTTGCACATTAGCAGTATACCTCATTAAGATGTAAGGACTGAATGCTTTCTTTTCCTCGTCGGTGAGGTTTTCGTAAAAGTCATAGTTGCGACTGTCTACTGCATTTAGTTCACGCTTAATATCAAGTTTTGCGGTTGCCATATCTTTTTTCGTAATCTTCTGTAAGGTAGTATGTTATTTTAACACGGTCCAGGGCGGCTTGTAAAGCAGTATCGGACTTGGCAGCACGATGAATATCACCCCACAATTTACTTTCCATTATTTCGTCATGCAATGATGCCCTAGGTGATCCTGTTCCGATTCCTACATTGCCGGAACTGTCTATCCGCATTTTTTCAGTAGAACCTGCATTTCTAGCATAAACAGTTTTACCCTTATCCGGACTTTCAAAAATTAGTGACATCTTACCAACATCTTGTGTAATCTACAATCTCACTTTGTCTAGAAACTTCTTTAACAAAATAGGCGCATAAAGGTTTTTCGCCTGCATGTAATGGTGTGGTTAAAAGTTGCCCAGCCCTCATTTTAGGAAAATACCATTTAACATCTTGATAAACATCAATAATATCAATTTCATGAAATTCTGGCCTAAAGCTACTAAGTGGATTAAAACAATATGTTTTGAATCCTCTATCATTTAGACTTGTTAATGGCAATACTTCCATATCTGGTCCTTCTGGATCTCCGACAATTGTACACCAATCAAGTGGCATAGTAATTTCATCCTGACCTATTTTAAGAACTGCTGCAGGACCAGTAAAACTTTCAAGAAAAATTAGTGGGATAAAAAAGTAATCAGGATTTTGATTATCACTATTATCTAATACTGAAAATCGTAGATCATCGTCTACTTCTTCAGGTAATTCGTTGAGATAAAATGTTTTGTTTTCTAAGGTTAAGATTTGCATTATTTGTTATATTTCACTTTTTGAATTTCGAATGGATATTTCGCATCCTTATAGAACTTTTTTCGTTCAGTAAGGTGTCTCTTTGCATACTTCGTTGACGCTGTAATATCCCAGATTTGTACGAAGTCTTTGTCGTCTGCTTTTCTAATGCCTCGCCCAATTGATTGTATAACGCGAGTAAAGCTCTTTCCGGACTCCAACATAACCAGATTAAAAATCCTAGGGATATTAATACCAACAGCGGCCACACCGTAAGTCGCCACAATAATCTTGTTAGTAGCAGTTTTAACTTCGTCATATTCAGTCTTTCTATCTTTGGTTTTTACTCTACCAGATATAAAAGCAACATCCGGTTCTTCTTTCAAAACATTGAATAAGCCACTAAGATGAGTTTGTAGGAATTCTCCGCACTCGATTCTATCAACTAACACAAGGGTGTTGCCAGTGTTTGCAATCTCTTTAATTAGCGTAGATATGTAACTCATCCTATCATTATCGGTTACTAGGAATTTTAACTCCTCAGGATATCCGCTAAATTCTTTCCACTCTGCCGTTTGAATAATGTTTACGTGGCAATCACTTAGTACACCTTTTTCCTGTAATTCGTGAGCACGAACTTGATGTACTACTTCACCTAGACTTGCACGTAAACTTTGAAATTCGTGGTCTGCTTTAGGTACAGTACCAGTTAAGCCCCAGCGTATTGGTGCGTTGGCAAGATTTCGGGTTAGCAAGTTTTTCAACACTTCCGCCTTGGCCATGTGTACTTCATCAACCATAACTGTAGCAACTCCTTCGAGTAATTCTGCTAAAGTTAACACTTCTTCATCAGTGGTATCTTTGGATTTTTTGTCTAAAATATTCAAACTTTGCCAGGTGCAAATAGTATGCGTTTTGTTCAGATCTTTTCTGTCACCGTAGTAAACACCTACATCTAATTTACAGTTAATGAAGTCTTCCTCTGTTTGTTCCACAAGACTTTTGTTAGGAACAATGGTTATTGTACGACCATATTTTTCCACAATTTTCGATAAAGTTGCGGTGGTTATTGTCTTGCCAAAACCAGTTGCAATTTCTTGAATACACTGTGGATTTTTAAGAAACATATTGACTGCTTCAACTTGATCGTCACGCAGTCTAATAGGTTTGCCTGCAAATCGATGACCTTCGGGCCATGTCTGATCACCCCAAAAATCTTCAAAAATTTCAGGAAAATCTAGGGCAATGGGCTTGCGATTATCTTCAAGATCAATGTTGTAATTTTTACTCTCAAGATATGTTAACACCTGTGGTAGCATTGATAGATAGGTAGTTCCACCTAATCCGAAAAAACTAACACTGCCGTCCCAACGACCTAATTTATAGGCTGGACGATACCTAGCTGTGGGGTCTTCGTACTTGAATTTCTTGACCAGAGCCTTTCGTGCGTCGAGGTCTAAATTTTCTATCTTAACATTGACCTCGTCTTTTATTATTATTTTACAGTATGGCAAAGTTAAAATTCCTTTGTGGTTTTTTGTCCAGTATGTGAATCACATTATGGTGATTTTTCACAAATTCTCGTATTGTATAGTGTACACTATGTAGGCTGAAGTTTACAACACAATTGAATTTAATTTTTGATTCGATAACTGTCTTCGGTACCTTGCCGCTGATAAACACTGCACGAGTTTTTTCAGTGATGGGATTGTTTAGTTGCTCGTCTTTGATAAATTTATTGAATTTTTCACCAGTTTCTTTAGGTAGTCTAAACATCACACTCATTTCTTCAGGAGTGATATCAAGTGATTTTAAAAATTCATAACTTTTTGTAATTTTTTCCATCTCCAGGCCGCCCGGTATGATAAACATGCAAGGAGACAGATTTTTAACAATACGAGAAATGTCGTAAATTGTAGATTCTTCCAAATTTACGGTAAAATTCACCCCTGGATTTTCATTTAGGAAATCTATTACAGATTGTTCAATATTATTTTCAGCCAGGTACTCACTGACACTATCATCCCATGTATGTATACCGACTTTTCTTGCTAAAAATAGCGAGTCCAACAAATCTGTGGTTTCAGGTTGAGGCACACGATGGCTTACATTGATAAATTTTGGCATTTTTTCGGTATAACTGACCATAGGTACAAAATTTTCAAGATTTTCTTGAATAGCCAGTATTTGCTCAATGTAATTAACAAATTCTTCGTCAGCAGTGAACTCGTCCTTCTCAACAAACGAGATCAGGAATTGTATGCTACGTTCGTTCAGTGCAAAAATCCATGCTTTTTCATCTTTATCCCATTCCGCGTGTATCAAATTAGGACGCTCTTTTCTAATTCTCTCCAAGATGGTTTCATTATAAGGAAATTCCACTTTGATTGCCTTAGTGTATTCACTATGAGCAATCACAGAGATTCGTTTGTTAGAATTGATAGTTCTACGGGGTACTCTATATGTGGGATTTTCCAGAAAATTTGTGATATCTTGTCCAAGTATCTGCGTTAATTTTTCTTTTTGTCTTTGCAGTATTCGAACTGCAAGAATTGCCTGTTTTTCAGTGAATCCAAGACCTCTAGAAATTTGATCATGGAAGCTCCAAACCATTTTTGAATCATAGGGATTCATTTGGGTCTTCATTGCAAGGAGAATAATTAGGTCTTCAATACTCATACTAACATTATACAGGAAAACAAAAAAGGACGCAAGTCCTTTTTTAGTTAGAGGGAAATATCGTCCAATCCGGCAGCGCGGAGTTTGATAATATTGCTAAGTTGCCACTGTTTGATATCCAGTGCCTTGATAATGCCCAGCCATTGATTTCTCAGCATGGCAAATTCGTTGATAATTTTTTCCATATCAACAACATCTGCTTCACCATCGACGTATTTTTCAACATCTCGACTGCTTAGTGCTCTTTGATAATTCTCTAGATATTTCTTAAAGGCTTTGCTTCGAATACGGCGCAACTCAATGTTCAAATATTCTAATACTGCTTCAATTTCCTGCAATTGGTTAAACCTTTGTTCAACAATTCCAGGTAAAGAAGCCGAAGCTTTCTCTACTTTTCCGTAGATCTTAACTTCGGCCCTTGCACTATCTATTTCTTTATAAAAGTATTCTATGCAGTCAGGTAAGTGAGCAATGTCCTTACTAACTTTAGAATACCATCCCATAATTAATCCTCATCTTCGTAGAAATCATCGTCTTCAATAAAGCTGTCATCTTCTTCTTCATTAAATTCTTTCATTACTAATTCGATAGCATCGTCAAGATGTGGATCATACCCTAATAGTCCTTCTAATGTGTCAGCTTCGACATCTTTGTTAACTAAAAAATCAACAAATTGTGACGCTGCAAATTCACGGCCCTTTTCAGGAATGTGATCTCTAAATGTGTCCCAAATTTCAAAGATTAGTTGCTCTTCCATTATGCTTCCTCATTGTCTTCAAGTGCTATTGGATCTAAGGCTTTTTCTCCATTCTTGGAAATATCTTCCATCATAATGGTTAGCCCGTCTTTTTCGTTCTTTTCCCAAGCCTTACGGAATTGTTTGATTATTTCACCATCGACTGTTGTGTAAACAAGACTGTTGCCTTCTTTCTTCAACATATTTTTAGCTTCGAACAAATCAACCAATCCGCTGTAGGGACTCATGCCAGTTGTATACGGAATTTCTACTTGCACTGACTCGAACGGCTTTGCATAACGTGTTTTCATAATCTTACAAGCTGCACGAATACCGTTAACAGTTGTAGTCTTATTACCATCAGCGTCAGTTTTCAGTTTGAGTTTCTTCATAGCAACTACAATAGAACTTGCATAGACAAATCCTTGCCCGCCACTAATCTTATCATCTGGATCAAACATATCCTGGCTAGCGTATGTGTGATTTGTACAAACCATACCTACATTCCACGAGCCAAACATGTTTACACAGTTACGAACCAATGAAGTAAGTGCCTTAGGCTTACGACCCATGTCACCTTTCATCTCGCCTGCTTCGAACTGATTAACGTCTGTAGGAGTCAACAACATACCCAATGAATCAATTACAAATAATACCTTAGGACGCGAATCTTCGGGCATGGTTTTGTATTCTTTCATGAATTCACTAATGGTTTTTGCCACGTCGTCAATCATAGCCATGTTAAGTTTTAGAAGTTTATCTTCACTTGTATTAACACCTAGATCAAGCAACCACTTTTCGTCAAGGGCGTTTTCGCTGTCAACTAAGACAACAAAAATACCTTGTTCTTGTGCCGCTTTAATAATGTTACCAGAGCAGATATATGATTTACCTGCACCGGATTCGCCCGCAAAAACTGTTACTTTGCCTAGTGGAACTCCTTTGTAGAAGTCCCCCGAGATAAGATAGTTTAGGGCGTAGTTACCGGTTGAAATCCAATCGGTGGGGTCGTTAAACCCAATTCCCAAGCCATCAATACTTTTCGTAATAGACTTGCGGAACTTCGAAATATCGAAGGCCTTTGACATAGTCTATTCTCCTATTAGTCTTTTTGACGGTTACGAATCATTGCAATGATATCGGCTGCTCTGCTCGATGCCTCCCCACCTGCGCTCTCAGCTTTTGCGGCTGGAGGAGTGAATGATTTCTCTGCTGTTGCAACTTCATCTTCCCAAGGTGCTGGCTCTTCAACGGCAGGTACTGGTGCTGGTCTAGCCACCGGTGCTGCCGCTGATTTAGCCGCTCCACCTTCTGCATTGTCACGACCACCATAGCCTGCTGGCTTGAAGTATTGACCCCAACGATCCATATCAAATGCTTCACCGTCTACTGACGCTTCGAACATTTCTTTCATGACTTTGAGTTCAACTTCGCCTGGCTTCTTAGGCAAGAAGTCTTTTAGATTATACAATCCATGTTGTGCAATTGCAGCATTTTCTGCATCGCTTAGAGCACGTTCACGACGAGCCCAAGTGCTAGTAGAGTAGTCAGCATAACCACCTTTGCTTGTTTTAGCAATCTTGAAATCAAGACCACGAACCAAGTCTGTCGGTAGTTCTTCAATCTCACTATCCATCAAAGCATTTTTAACAATGTTAAAAATTTGTGAGCCGATGATGAAGCGACGGATTGGATTTTCAGGAGTCTTATCTTCCTGTAGTTTGCTTTCGCCCACAAAACCTTGGAACAGGTATGACTTCTTCTTCCAGTACTTACGACCCATATCTTCCAAAGACTTGTCTTTGAACCAAGGACGAACCTCAGTAAGAATTGGACATGTCTCGCCCCACATTTCCATACATGGGACTTGAACAGTCACTGGCTTGGAATTGGTTTCACCTTTCACACCGGCAAATGGCAATTTGATCATTGCACGTTCGATCCAGAAGAAAGTATTTGAGCTGTCACCGTCAGGAAGGAAGCGGACTGTTGTAGTCGAACCTTCTGGCATGTTCCAGTGAGGGTAAATTGCATTATCACCGCCGCCGGATTGCCCGCCGCCTTGTTGTGAAGATGCTTGTAGTTTTGCGCGAATTTCTGCTAATGTTGCCATAATGTTTTTCCTTAATGTTGATTTATTATGCCTCTTCTTTAAAGCCTACTGACTAAAAAGAAAAACTGTGCATGTGTTTAGTATGCACAGTTTTATTTATTATCGCAACCTATACGGCTACGAAAATACGGTTATTTTTGCCAATTATTTTCTGTAGTTGGCAATTCTCATAATTGCTGCTAAGTCAGTAGATTCGTTCTGTCCTAGACCCAGTTCTGCTTTTTTACGGGCTAATCCTGCTGAGCTTGTTGGGCTATTGGTTTTTTCTTTTTCTAAATCTTTAGTGGACATCTTCCAGTCGCCGCCTTGTTCCTTGCGTTTGTACGCAGGCACTTGGCTCTTATCTGGACCGCTTTCATTCGGACCGCGGTCGTCCGGAACACCGGCAGCTTTTAATGCATCTGCCCTGTCACTGTAACCTTTAACACCTGGTTTGATATCTTTAGATGCTTGTCTAATTGCTGCTTTTTCCGTGTCAGAGGCATTGCTGGCATCAACGTGCTTCATTGTTGTAGAAGCTTGATGACTATCTCTACCTTCAACTTTTGCCTTGATGTTTCCCACTAGTTCTTTTAATCTTGCCAATCCGTCATCGCCATTAACTGGTGTGCCGTGACGCTGTTGCCATTCCATAGTTAGTTTTTCCATAAATTGTTCAGCCATTTGTCTTGCCTGTTGTCCAGCTTGCTCTCCAAACTTTTCACTGATTTGTTTTTCAACATCTAATGCAATGCCTTCACCGCCACGGAATGGTCCAACTTCTGGATTGTCACGATTGTAAAAACTCTTAACAATCTTAGCAACTTCTTGTACCATTGCCTTAGGATCTTTGCCTTCTGCAACAGGAGGTTGTTCTGGAGCAGGAGCGTCTACAGGCGGCATTTCTGCTGCTGGCTCTTGAGGCGCAGCACCAGTTAGTCCTAATGCCACTAACAACTCTGGGTAACTTTCCTGCGCCCACACTTGTAATACTTCGATAGGATCAGTTGTAGGATCTAAGTCAAACGCACCTTTTAATTTTGCTTCGAGGTCGCTATCTTCTAAACCAAAGCTGCTGAAGAATTGCCATGCGGTTTGACCGTCTACACCCAGTTCTATCTCACCGTTAGGCAATTCATCCATTGCCTGCTTTAAAGATTGAATTTGATCATCGGTTAGTTTACCTTGCTCAACCGCTTCTGCCCATTCTGTAAATTCGTCAAATACACTTTCCTTGACTTCTTTATCGTCGTCGTTGCATTCGCACGGCGAGCAATCGCATTTGGAACAAGTTCCTTCATTAACAAAATCTTCAAGATCAACAGCATTGGCTTCTTGCATAATGCTGTGAATTAGAGGAAAAAATGCTGCTAGATCTTCTTTGAAATTTGTTTCTGTAAATTTTGCCTTGTATGTTTCCATAGTGACAGGATCTAGATCTGCCATTAGTGTTTCATCTTGTTCTACAAAACTTGCTGTCCATGCTTCATAATGATGACGCTTGCTCAATGATTCAATTTGTGCTTTTAATTCTTGTAGTCGGCCTACGGCCCTTTCTTTAATGCCCATTGCATCATCATGTAATTGAGTGTGTTGTACTTGTCTGCTGAATTCTTGTAATTGGGCAATCTGTTCACTCATACGTACAATTGCCTTGCCGGCTGGATCGTGTGGAACGCCACCGTGGTCAACGTGCTGAGCCATGGCAAATGCGCCAGCTGGATGAATGAACGGATATTTAAATCTTTCACCGTCTCTATTTTGAATGTAAATTGCCTTGATGTTTTTCTTCTGGCTACGTGCGCCTGGATACATTTCATCTACTGGACTGTGGTGTCTAACAATAACTTCTGTGGCACCTTTTACAGCGCGGCTAGTTTTTTTAGAACTTCTTTGGTTCCATCGGCTTTCTTGCAGACCTTCTCCCATATGTTGCTGTGTTCTATCTTTTAACATTGATAGTAGTCTTTCAGCAATTTCTTCGGGATGATCCTCATATTGTCTACCTAGGTCGTATTGTAGTTCATCAAATTCTTTTTGGATATAACGTCCAACGGGATGTGTTATAGAATCTCCAGCATCTACTATTTTTAAAATAGTATCACTATTGAATTCTGGACTATTCACTACTTTTCCAACTTTTTGCATCAATGCGGTATTATCAATACTAGGACTCATTCTCGATATCAACCGATCACGTGGAGTATTTGTCAGTTCACGACCAGTGTTTTCTGATACACCTTTTCTAATTTTTTTAGTTTCGTTCATAGTATTCATTTCGGGTTCTTCCTTAGTACCTTGCGTTGCTGCAAGATGTTGAAAATCATTTTTATCTAAATTTGTTTTAGCAATATCGCGTGTATCAAAACGTAGCAATCTACGCATTGCAAACAGTCTCATTTCTTTTAGAAAATCGTACCACATACCTTTTGCAGGATCATCTTGATTTTCTGTAATGCCTTGACTGTAGTATATTTTAAGACTACCTAGATCGTTTAGGCTAATGCTCACACGGCCTAGATTTACACCTTCGTTAATAAAGTCAAAATCAAAGAATCTTGCCTCTGCAGGATCAATGGTTACAGCACCTGTTTCGTCGCCCATTTCCAAATTTTGGAAACGACTGCGGACTTTATCGAACAAGTCTTGGGAGATTATTTGAATAGCTTTCATATGTGTTATTTATTAGTAATTAGATATATAGATAGGCATTGGCATTAGGAATTCGTCCTCGCGCTCTTCCCGCATTTTATCGTAAATTGCAGGATCCCATTCTTGTAACATTAAAGCCATGCGTATAACCAGTAACGTAGCACTTACTAAGTCGTCATGCAGCCCTACTTTAGCTTCAAAACTAACACCTTTTGCAATATATCCTTTTAATTCGCTAATTAGAGGTTTAGATCTAACACGGAATCTTTTGCTTTCTACTAGATGTTTTAATTTAGCACATGCATTGATTTTGCTAGAATTTGTAGTGTTAAATCCCTTACGGAACCGGCGCACATGTCCTTTCTTAATAGGTTCGCTTAAAAACAATCCCGGGATACTTTCTTCTCCAATTTCTTCAATAGCAACTAGTGCCGCTTCGCCAATATTGTTGTTTTCTACTGAATAATATATGCTTGCCTGCACACCTTTGTTAGCACATTCATCGTTAATAAAGTTACACAAATCTCTAAGTATACGCACCTGCCCTTGTACAGTAGTTAGATTATGTTGCCACTCACCTACTTGTTCAAAGCTAGGAATTTCTAAAATTTGAATAGCAGCAGGGTCACCACCTGTACCTAAACTAGGGTCTAGTGCTAGTAGATATGTGCTCATTGGATTAACTTTCTTATACCAACGTGCTTGACCCATTTTCATATAAGGCTCATCACCCTCCATGCCTGCAAGACAAATACTGTTAATTAATGTTTCATCAAATACTAAGAATTCGCAATCGTGTTCTCGACGGAAACGCTCTTCACCAATACGACTACGTTCTTCATTGGCCCATACTTCATCACGATCCGGGTGCTCGTTCCAGTATGCCCTGAATGGAAAGAATCCGTTGCGTCCTAATTTTTGTTCGTTGCCAAATTCGTCAAATTTGTAGTTTGCTTCTTTCCATATGTTAGCAAATTGATCTTCGTCACTGTTAGGCGTTGAAGTGATAATCGCTTTACCGCCTGTTGCAAGTGTAGGGGATATAGAAGTCCAGAATTCAACAGCAATATTAGGTTCAACGAACGCAAACTCGTCGGCGTATAGTAGCGACAATGACAAACCTCGACCCGTTGTTTCAGTTGTTGTCTGTGCAATAATACGCGAACCATTGTCAAATTCAATTGACTGTTTGTTGTAACTCTTTACACCGCAACGAATATGGTCAGCACATAATTCATACGCATATCGAATGCGCGACATAATTTCTTGGGCACCGGTAAACTTGTGAGCAGCTACTAGAACAGTAGCATCTGGAATAAACATAGCGTACCATAATAGATATCCTGCGGCCGTTGTAGTCTTACCTGTTTGTCGAGGTAACAAATTTACATTAAATCGATTTCCGTGATAGCTGTCAATTAGTCTACGCTGATATTCAAACGGTTCGTATTGTAACTTACCTTTAGTGGGATGTTGAATATAAAAGAAATGATCAAGAAAGTAGTGTGGGCCGTTAATTGGATCTGTACAGCTCATTAGTTCTTCAATATCCTTTTCAGTATATTTTTGAGCACTGTATGCAGTTTTAACTAATTTATTATCGGTGTAGGCCATAGCAGTATTTACTAAAAAAAATAGCCTCCGAAGAGGCTATTTGGTAAAACAAGTTTGATCAGTTTTCACGTACAAACTTTTTATATTGTGCAAATAGATCGTTTACTGCTTCGTTCATATCTGCGTATGCTTTTGGACGATCTCCGTCCATCCTATCGCCTTGCCCTGGCTGATTCTCTTGATGAGCGTGTGCGTTTGCATCGAACTCGTCTTTGTCATTTGGGTCAGCTGGAGTATTGTCATACTCGTCAACTTTGTCTTTCTTTTCCATATCGTGATCATCCATGTCGTGATCACCGTCGTTATCTAAATCACCGTGTGCTTGATTAACATCGTCTTCACCGTTGTCATCCATTGGATTCAACTTGTCAATGACACTACGCATAGTATCAGTTGCTGATGGTGCACCTGCTGGTTCTAATGTGCTGACTGCTGGAGGAGCATTGTCTAATGGAGGAGCTGCCGATACAGGTTTATTTTGTCCTGCAAGTTGCATAATAGTGGCCAGCATGTTGCTTAGTTCGTCACCGCTGCCTGCTGTCATATTAATGCTTGCTGGCATCGATGGCTTCTCCGGAGCAATGTTCATGCCCATTTCTGGAACCATGCCTGGCATCATTCCACACTCCCCAACTTGAGCACTTTCCTTAACAATGTTAGGATTCTTAGCATCAAGTTCTGCTAGTCTTTTTAGTACGTCGATCATATGCATATTATTTTCCTTTGCCGCCAAATAGGCTTGTGTTACCCGGCTCTGCATCCGTATTGTATTTGGCAGCACCTTCTGTTGGGATTTCTTCTCCACGTTCTTTACGTTGAAGTTTTAAGATATCATTCAATTCTTTAACAAAACCAGTATTGTACTTATCACCGTAGTAATTTTCAAACTGCGGATTGCCTGCCTCTTTATAGTCAGGATCTAGCAATAAGGCCCCTTCTCTTTTCTCAGCGGGCATTTGATATTCTTCACTTGGCTCGCCTGGACGACGAACCACAAGATTTTGTTTGCCAATACCTAATTCAGCTGCTAGATATTCTGTTAGTTCAAACTGTGTTGTTGGAAAATCTAGAGTAACTTCATAGATATTTACTTCGCAGTTTTTAACTTGCGGAAAGTCTAACGGTACTGCTTGAATAGGCGTCTTTGATTTTTTAAATCCTGTTAGGGTATTTTCGTTAGTAAAACGCCCTAGCAAACGCTTCATTGTGTCTTCCTTCTCAGTAGACATTTCTCCTGCAATTTTAATGCGGAAGTCATACTGTTTCTTAGACTCGGTTAGGTATTCGGTGAATGATTTCATGATGATTTATTTATTCAAATTTTTAAGTTTTTCAAGGATACTATTACGGTCCGTAAGTATATATCCTTCACCTTGCACAGTTTCTCCACTTTCGCCTCCGTGCTTTTTGTCGATCGCCAGCTTCTTTAACTGTAGATCAACCATCTTTAACTTCTTATCTATTTTAGCACTCTTTGCAGCAATAGCCTGTGTCATCATGCTGGCTGCAACTTCAAACATACGTGCGCCATAACGTGCTTCTACATTCATGCCTAGATCCATTAGATCATCGTAGGCTTTTTCTGCTTTGTCGGCTAGTGCATCTAATTCACCATCAGCCATATCTCCTAGCCCTTTAACTCTAGGTAAAGCAGACGCAATTTTATCAAACTCTTCTAGTTTTTCTTGTAAGTCAATAGTTGCTACAGGTTCAGCATCAACAGGTTTGGCAGCAATAACGGGCTCGCCGGTTTCTATATTAAGTAATTCTTCTAGTCGCTTTGTCATACTTTTACTTATTTCGTTTTCCAGGATTATGGAAAATATCTCCTTCATTAAGGATTCGAAATTTGACACCGTTTTGTTGACACCACTGAGATGCTGCTGCCCATTTAGCTTGATTTTTTATAAACTGTGCCTGATTATAAACATTTTTACCAACTTTTTCTTTAAGTGTTTGATTTGCAGGTTTTACTTCCCATAGTTCTGCGTGACGTTTCTGTGTCTTGTCAAGATATACCACAAGAAAGTCTGGTACATAAATTGTTTGCTTTCCTGATAATGGATCTTTATATGGAATTTTTACAGGTTCGCTGCTCCATTGCTGTACGGCAGGATTGTTATCACAAAATGTCATCACAGTAAACTCCCAACTACTTCTATATATAGGTAGTTTGTTACCTACATACTTTTCCGGGTTGTTGAGTTTAAAACCGCCTTTACTAAACTTCAAACTCATGCAATTATGTTTCGTTGTATTTCGGGATTTGTTTTAAATTCTTGTGCGTAACCTAGACTACTTGTTTTAAATCTATTGTAATTTAAGATTTCAGATACAAGCCCCGATAGTTCTACGTCATTTAATCCTCTTAGGGTATCTAAGATTTGCATAGGATTATAACCATCTTGTTTTGCCTGTGTTATTAAAATAACAGCAATTGATTCTGCAGACACTTCACCAAAACTTTTATTTGTAAAATATCCCTTCATTGCGGCAAATACAGTTGCATCTATCTCTACTGGAGATGTATACTTGTTATCAAATGCAATTACAGTTTGATTTGTAGTATTCGATACAGGAATGTTAGAATAATTCATAATTATCTCTTAGGTGGGAATATGATGGCTGCAGGATTTGCTCTAATTTTTCCATCAACACTGGTATTGAAACCTTTGAATATGTTTATCCCGATACCTCCGGGCAAGTTAAAAATTCCGGGTTGATTTTGAGTACTAGGTGGGCTTGAGTATTTTCCGGGACTAGTTGCAGATATTGCACCTAGTGCGCTTGATGCAATATTGTAGCCCACGCCCTTTGCTTTCCCTAAACCATTTTTGTTAATATAATTCTTTGCTAAAATTTTAGCAATATCTAATAATGGATTTGAATTTGCAGGAGGCCTGTAAACAATTTTCTTCTCGGGAAACGGATCTCCTTTAACTCCATAAGGACTAGGAGTGTTGTCGTAGTAAATAGGAATCCATGTCTCGGGAGACTTTCCAGGGTTAACTGCCCCAGTTTTATATATCACTGTTTCATAAGATACCTGCATCTTATTTTGTAAAATTTTACCACCGTCACTCTGAGCAACGTTATCATGTGCCCATTCAGTTATAAGTGGATTAATTAAAGTATATTGTGTGAATTTCTTTTGATGAAGAACATAGATGTCAATGGACTTGATAAACTGATTATCTTTTAGTCCTCTATCGTAACGTCCGTATGTATAATCTATAGTTCCATATTTTGTATCTCTAAAGGCCTCAGGGCTTGTTCTAGCCTTAACAGTACCTGAATCTAGATCACCATAGTTGCTGTCTGCATAATAATGTTTAAAATAATTTAACCATAGATTATGTGTTAGGTTACTGTTGTCATCGTGTAGTTCTATTGTAATAGGCGAGTATGTTAATTTTGTTTGAACTACTGTTTTTCTATTATATTGATTTACAGTTTCAGTGGCTACTGTAAATCTAGGTAAATCTGTTTTCTTTGCAAGCAATCCTACGTCTTTACTACCTCGCTGACTTAACCATTGTTGATCAATAATTGCATCAGAATTTAAATTAATTTGTACAAAATAGATAAACCCAAATTTTGGGGCCCTTGCATATGTACTATCAACATACAATCGACTAGCATGTTGATAGTCCTTCATCACAGGGTACCCGGAGGTATAACTAGAGTTAGAAGATGTTAGAAAATTATTAAAGGCATTACTCATATGAATATTTAGTCAAAGAAAAAGCCCAGATATTCTGGGCTTGATTATAGTCAATAAAACTATTAACCTGTAGCTAGTCCTTGAGCGCCAGCTGGTCTTACAACACGACCTACATCTAAGCCGATACCGCTTGCTGTGCCGCCTGGTGCTTCTAATTGAATTGCATTATCATAACAGATACCTAACGTAACATCCATTGGGTCGTTACTTGAGTAGTCTCCGCCTTGATATGTTGCTTTAGTTACCCAGCATCCTAGAAATTCAAAACTTTCTAGTGTAACAGGTTCAAATTGTCCGTTACCACCATCTAAAATTTCAACTCGCATTCTAAACTTATAATCGATTGCGCTTGCTGCCGCACTTTGTTCAAAAAAGTCAAACTGCTTCTGAAGTTGCTCGCCTACTTTCTTGCTTACAACTCCACTTGCGTCATCGCGTAATTTTAGTTCAGCGTCTTCCCACTTGTGCTTACCAGCAATTTTTACAGTGCTGTTATATACAGGTAGTTCAACTGTTGTGAAACTAACGCTAGGTCTGCTTACTGTCATAACTTGTTTAGTTAATTCAGTAGAAGGAGTACCCTGGACACCGAAATTGTCTAATGTAACGCGGAAGCGGTACTTTAATTTTGGCATCAACAGACCCTGAGTTGATGCTGCCTGTGTGGCGCTCAACGGTACTGTGAATCTATTTAAACTTGCAATTGGCATCTTTAATGCTCCTTATTCTTTTATTTACCTATTATAGTCCAGCTGCAATATCGCCAGTATTTTTCAAGCGTAATGGAATGTAGATAAATTCCACGGCCTTAACTGGTTCAATAGCAATATCAACATACAACTCACTGCGATCAATTCTTGCTGGTGTGTTATTTGTTTCATCACAGACTACAATAAAGTCATATAGGGCACGTTGACCTACTAACTCTAACATTAGGCTTTCTGCTGCTGCTTTAATTTCTCTACGTGTTTGAGCATCATTAGGTTCAAACAAGAACGGTCTTGCTAAAACATCAAGCTGTCTACGTAGGTAGCAAACTAAACGAGCAACGTTAATTCTATCTAATGATGAAGCATTTCTTGCACGAGTACGTTGACCATACGCTAAAACTCCGACACCTGTTAGTGTTGCAATTGGATTAATCTTAACATCATCAAGTACATCACGTAGTCCTTGGTGTAGTGCAACGGTTCTGAATTCACCTTCTGCATCAACATATCCAACGCTGCTGGCATTGTCAACTCCGCCACGACGTGTACCTGCTGGAGCAAACCATGGATAGCTCTTAGCATCACTGTTAATGATTGTACGTAGCATCATGTGGCTTGGTGGAACAACAATACTGTTGCCAGTGTTATCGTTAGTGAAGCCACTTGGGTAGTACATAGCCATGTATTCGTCAAAACTTGTTGCGCCAGCATCACCGTTGTCTAATGCAAGGGCGGTGTTATTACCCCAGTTGCTTAGTGCTGTGCCAGTTGGTGCTAAACGGAATGGAGTATCACCTACTACAAATGCAGTAACGCCACGATCGGTATTGAATGCAATCATGTTCTGAATAGCTTCCGGGTAGCCTGGTGTTGCTAGCAAGTTGAAGTTTAATGTATCAGTGTCACGAATTGTTGAGTTAGAATCAATTAGTTCTTTGAATGCATTTACAACTTGTGCTCTCTGTGCCAAACGACCAAACTGTGGACTACCGTCTTCCGCTGTTGGATATTGACTTACCCAACGATCAGCAACATACGAAGTCATAGACTGGTTGTTGAAACGAGTGTTTTGTTCATTGTTAGCATTTAGATTTAAATGTCCTACAATGTATTTCTTAACGTTAAATCCACTGCGGCGAGTGTTCCATAGGCGCATGCCTTTTGGATATATTGCTGGATCTGGTGCATCTGGATCTAAGTAGTTGCTGGCTAGTAAGGCTTCAATTGTACTAGGTGCTGTTGCACTGCCAGATGTTGCCCAACGTGCATCAGCAAACAACCATCCGTCAGGAGTAGACTGATCAGTGGTGTCTTGTAAAACCCATCCGTTAGTTGTGCTGTAAACGTAAATGTCTTTACCAAATCTTTCTAGATTAGCTGTGCTGATCCAGACGTCACCTGTGTCTAGTTGAGTTCCGTCGCTTTGACCAGTAGCTGCATCTGGTTCAGTTGCGCTAACAATAGGACCGTTGGGGCTTGTGTTAGGAAATGCCGTAGCATCTCGATAGCTAACCCATGTTGTTCCGTTGTGATATAACACATCGACTTCGTCAACAACACTGCTGTACCATAATGCTCCGTCAGCTGGATCTGTTGTAGGAGCAGTTGCTCTTGCTTCGTAAACCAAAGGTTTCCAGTTAGTTGCAACTAGCCCAGTTCCGGCAGGCGATGTGTATAGATTAGGTGTTCCTGATTGCAATACTACATCATACGCTGTAAATCCGATCTTTGTTAATGGGTTACTTGTGCCGTCTACCATTTCAAAGTTACCACCCTGGCTGTGTGCCATTGTTAACTTGTTGTTTGTAGAATCCCATGATGCAGTAACATACTGTAATTGTGATCCACTGATAGCAGCTGGAATTAAAGATGCTAGGATAGAAGATGTAGTACCAGCTAAAGTGATTGTATAAGAAGCACTGTAGTTAGTGGTTGTATTTCTACTTTCTCTAATAGTAAATGTATGTGATCCTGTTGAAGCATTTGTTGTTGCAGAACCTGTAACTGACGTTACACCTGCAACTGCTTTTCTCCACACTTTGAAAGTGCTGGTTGCAGTTGTTGCATCGCTGATATTACTATCAACAAACAATGTACCTACGCCAACGCTTGTTCCGCCACCGTTAGGATCTAATGTTCTGTTTGCTTCGTTGACGCCACTGTAGATAGGAGCAGATACTGTGCTCCAGTCTTGTGTAGAACCGTTATAATATTTTACGCTCCAGTTTGCACCGTTTGATGGAGTTGTTGTAGTAACCCATACAGAACCAGTTGCTGTACTAGCGTTGAATACTGGGTAAGAATAGTGAGGAGCAGCAACATATCTCTTACCGCTGTCAAAAGAATCTTGAACTGCTACCCATGCATTACCGGAAGATTTTCTGTAAAGAGTGTTTGCATTATCGTTTGTAACAACAATACAAAAGTCTCCTTTAGAACCGATAGAGTTTGAAGGTGCTGTACCGCTGAAGCTAGAAGCAGGAGAAGTATCATCTAACACTATAGGAGTTTTAGAAGTAAATTTCAATGTACTTGCGTCCCATTCTTTAACACCATATAGGCTAGCATCTGTATCTAGCCAGTATGTTCCTGCTACAGGATTACCTTCTGGTACGCTGCTAGTTGGAACTAGTTCACCTAAATCAAGATCAGCACGTACAATGTACGCTCTCGAGCTTGCGCCTAAAAGACTATAAGTGGCTTGCAGTCCGTACTCGTTAAGTTCATTACCGTGCTGTGGATTACTGCTAGCATCAGTATAGAAAACCGGAGTACCAAATGTGTCAGTTAAATCTCGTTGACTTGTAATCAACCAAACTTTACCTGCATTTGCTGCGGTTGTACCCAATGCGGTTGTACCGCTAGGGTTTGTTTTATCTTGTGCAGACGCTACAAATACCATAGGCACTGTGCCTGGGGCTGATGGAGTATAAAAACTCTCATCGATTACGGTTACTTGTACGCCTGGTGAATTCAATGTTGCCATTACCTGATCTCCTAAATGGATTTTTACTTTAAATTATTTAGCGGTTTGGCTGTTTTTTCCCGGTATTAAATACAAAGAAAAGGGCAATTAAAAGGGCGCAAGATGAGAGATTTATGTAAAAAGTGCAATCAACGACCGGTTGCTATCAACTACTATAAGGAAGGCAAGCCATTCTATAGGTCAAAGTGCGATCATTGTGCTAGAGAAAGGGGAGAAGGTACCCCATTATGGGCTAGAGCAGGCTACAAGAAAAAAGCCACATGTGATAAATGCAGCTTTACTTCGAAATATCTAGAACAATTTAATGTGTTTCACGTTGACGGAGATCTTACCAACTGTAGATATACTAATCTAAAAACAGTATGCGCTAACTGTCAACGATTATTACATAAACTTAAATTGCCGTGGCGACAAGGCGATCTTCGACCAGACTTTTAATTTGTTCAAACAGTGCGTCAATGGTGGTGTTGTTATACACAGTGTGGTCAATTGCGCCACCGACCCATGCTGTTTCACTTGCGTGAATTTTAAGTTGCGCTAATTTAGCCTTACTTAGACTCCAAGTAGCATTGCCATTTGGACCAGAATTTGCACTAACTGCTGCATCATACCATTCGGGTTCTTCACCGCGCTTGATACGCACTACTATACCGCCTGCATTATGAATTGCTTTGATTTCATTAGGAAATCGCACATCGCTAATAACGATATTATCAGTAGTTTTACGCATTTTGTTTTCTACAGAAGCAATCCAAATGTCATCATGAAACCCTGTACGACATACTTCTGTACCCCAATATTGTAGAACCCAACGTGGAGTTAATTTGGGCATATCTAAACGTTCAGCCCACCACGGGTCTACTTGTTCTCGCCATTCCCGGGCTTCTTTTGTACGCCCTTCCAACAGAACGCGGTCCCAACCAAATACGGCTGCAACCGCGTCTTTTAATGTATTTGCAAATGAGTCTCTTCTAAACCCGTGTGTATTAACTAGATAATCTGCGGCAGTATCTTTGCCCGACCCTATAAACCCAACAAAGCCAATGATCATAACATCCCCTAGATGTTATAATTTATTACATTTAGATTACTCTGTCAATATTTTTATTAGCCAATTACAAAAGTAAGTGGTGTTCCGCCGTCTTTGTAATTTACTAGATCTAGCTCTAGCATTTCCATTTCAGCTTTGCCTTCTCCTTTTAGGGCAGTTCCGTTTAGAGCGGTGCCGCCTTGTGGACTAGCAATCTGATTAAACTTCTCACGAGCTTCTCCCAACATCGATTTGCAGGTAGCTAATGAATAGTCTTTGAGCCATTGATTAGCAAAAGGGTCCTGCAATAGATTAAAGTCAGGACGATAGTTATATACCCATAACAGCACTTCTTCCTCTGATCTAGGACGTTGCATTAGGGTTAACTTTTTGGTAGTTTTATTGTAAGTGAAGTTTATCTCACTGCCAAACATTTTGCCCACTTGTTTTTGATAGCTTGCAAAGGCATAATAAGTGGCTAGGCCACCCATGTTTGTAGCAGTCAACAAGTAAGTATTAGAATACGCAAGATTAAACGGTTCGAACAGCGTACCACCTTGTCCACCGCCTGACCTAGAACCAATACTGCGTCTAAAGATTTGACGCACAGCCATTACTTCTGGTGGCAGCGTATAGTCATTTTTATCAACTTCCACTGTTAAAAATGCATAACTTTCTTCTACCGCGTTACTACTGCGTTGACGAAACTTGTTTAAGGCACGGTCAATTGCAGTGTTGTAATGTACAGGATCTAGTTCTACATCGATCATGCCATCTCCCAGCATGGTCTTGCAGTAATCTATTACCTTTTGTCGTTCGTTTTCGTTTTCAGTCATACTGATATTTAGCCATAAATACAAGACTATGCCACGCTTATCCTTATACCGTCCCGAAAAGGGCAATGATTTTAGATTTTTAGATCGTGCAATTAACGAACAGTTCCAAGTAGGCGGAACTGATGTTTTCTTGCACAAATACCTAGGACCAGTTGCACCAGAAGCCGGTGATGCTACTCCCACTACTCCTGATCAAAGCGGCTCAAGCGTTCCTGAACTCGGTATACAAGATTTATTATTCATGGAAAATAGAGATCGTCATTACGATCCAGATGTTTATATTTTGCGTGGAATTTATACATTACAAGATATTGACTTTAATCTAAGTCAATTTGGTTTATTCTTACAGAATGACAATATTATGGTTACGTTCCATTTACGTGGAACATTCGATGCAATAGGTAGGAAATTAATGGCAGGTGATGTTATTGAACTACCACACCAAAAAGACGAGTATGCATTAGGTGACGATGCAGTTGCACTAAAGCGGTTCTATGTTATTAGCGAAGTTACTCGTCCAGCAAGCGGGTATAGTCAGACATGGTATCCGCACCTACTACGTGCTAAATGTCAGCCGTTAGTTGATACACAAGAATTTAAAGAAATACTTGACAAAGAACTTATCGATGCTAATGGAGATGCGACTGGTAGTACGATTAGAGATTTAATTTCTAATGTCCAAACTAGTATTGATATTAATAATCAAATTATTGCACAGGCAGAAGCAGATGTCGGTCGAAGTGGGTATGATACAGAACATCTGTACGTTGTTCCTATGAAAAATGCAGAAACATTAGACGTTGCAGATGTTTCAAATACAGATCTAGATGTTAGTGTTGACAATCCTTCTTTTGATGCAAGTATAGTTTTAAATTCTCCAGATCACAATTATTATGTAGGATACCTTACAGGGGACGGAGTTCCACCTAACGGCGCTCCGTATGGCTTTGGTATACAGTTTCCTACTTCACCCGTCAACGGACAGTTTTATTTAAGAACTGATTATTTGCCTAATAGACTATTTAGGTATGACGGAAGACACTGGATTAAGTTTGAAGATAATGTACGCATGACTGTTAGTCAGACAGGCGAAACACAGACTACTGATGCAACAAAGGTCAGAAGAACACAAAAGGCATCGTTTATCAATAACACTAACACTGCTACTATTGCTGGAGAAGTCGTTGTTGAGAAACAAGCATTGAGCAAAGCACTAAGACCAAGAGCAGATAATTAATATGGACCACTTCTATGACGGCCAAGTACGCAGATACTTGACACAATTTATAAATGTAATGAGTAACTTTGCCTACAAAGATACTAAGGGGCAGTTAGTTCAAGTACCTGTTCGATATGGGGACATGAGCAGACAAGTTGCATCTATCCTAAGAAAGAATAGCGAGAACGTTATTCCCAGTGCTCCGTTCATTGCCTGCTACATTAAAGACTTGCAGTTCGATCGTCCTCGTATGCAGGATCCTACGTTTGTTAGTAAGATCCAAGTTCGTGAACGTGACTGGGATGAAGATGGTCAAGAATACCTAAACACACAAGGTAGCAATTATACTGTAGAACGAATGATGCCCAGTCCTTGGTTAATTACCTTTGCCGCAGACATATGGACTACTAATACAGAAATGAAACTTCAACTGTGGGAACAAATTTCAGTATTATTCAATCCTAGCTTTGAAATTCAAACAACTGATAATTATGTAGATTGGACTAGTCTAAGTGTGTTGGATCTAACAGGACAAACATGGAGTTCAAGAACAATCCCTCAGGGCGTTAGTGAAGATATTGATATACTAACAATGAATTTTACAGCACCTGTTTGGATAACCCCGCCCGCTAAAGTTAAAAAATTAGGAATTATCACAAAGATTATTTCTAATGTATATTCTGTAGGTCACGGCACAATTAATTCAGCTTATGATAAAGAAGGTGCTGCAGAAGTTTTTGGGGAAATAAGTCCGGATGCTACTATTACTGTAACTCCAGGTAATTATGATCTATTAATATTAAACAATCGAGCAAGATTGATTAATAAAAACGGTCAGGGCGAAAACATAGATATTACCGATCCTAGAAATATTGTGTCATGGCATAAGTTGTTAGATCTGCATCCTGGTAAATTTAGGGCCGGATTGAGTCAATTGAGATTTAATCAACCTGATGATACTGAAGTCGTTGCTTATATAGGATTAGATCCTAGCGACGAATCTTCTATGGTACTAAACATTGATACAGATACTATTCCCAGCAATACTACAATAGCTGGTAGAGGAACCGTTGACGCAGTTATTAATCCTGAAACTTATAATCCTACGGGTGTGGCAACTGGCAAAAGATTTTTAATTTTAGAAGATATTAATATTAATAGTGCATATAACACTCCGGGGTATGACGGTCCCGATGCATGGAAGAATGCTGATAACAGCGATTTTCAAGCACATGCAAACGACATCATCGAGTGGGATGGTGTTGCATGGAACATTGTATTCAATTCTACTACACAGAGTAATGTGGTCTATATAACTAATTCATATACAGGAACACAATATAAGTGGGACCAGAAAGCATGGTCTAAAACTTATGAAGGTGTGTATGATTCAAGTTTATGGCGACTAGTACTCTAAATCAAATTATTTGTAGCGGCGGTTTATTTTTAGCAAGAGATACCAAACGATTTCTCTTGCTACAGAGAACTCAAGGAAAAACTGCAGGAACATGGGGGTTAGTGGGCGGGAAGAAAGAGCCTACTGATGCTACGCCATTTGAAGCATTACAACGAGAGATTGAAGAAGAAGTTGGAAAAGTATCTGGTATTAAAAAAACTGTACCTCTTGAGTTGTTTACCAGCAACGATCAAAAATTTCAGTATAATACCTATGTTGTGATTGTAGAAAAAGAATTTCAACCACATCTAAATAACGAACATGCAGGATATGCGTGGTGCAGTTTTAACAACTGGCCAAAACCTTTACACCAGGGTGTAAAGAATAGTCTCAATAATAAAATTATTAGAGCAAAAATAGAATTGATATTAGAGTTAGTCTAGGTCGCTAGGACCAAAACCGTAAGTTCCTAAGTGGCGTAGTTCTTGACTTAGTGCTGTATCAACTTTGACAGTGTACCCGGCTGCACTGACTTTTTGCCATAGTAACATATCTTCACCTAAGAAATCATTTGATGCAGGACTCCATCCAAATTCAAACCAAGGTTTCGGAAGTTGATTGAATATTTCAGTTTTCATTAATACACAACCCATGCCTATTCCTTCTACGTCCACAAGTTTATCTTGAACTTTAAAGTCTAAGGGATTTTCCCAGTCGCCTATTGTTTCATAAGCAACACCTTTACAGGGAAATTGTCGTCTAACGTAATTTCCTGCAACTATAGGTTGATTGTGAGCTAACAGTCTAACAGCAGTGGTTGCTGGAAATACTATATCACTATCTAGCCACAGCATATATTCAGCCCCTAAATCTAAGGCCATTGTTGCAAGTCTCTCACGTTGTGTAAGTAAGATTGTGCTTGCATCCATAAACACATGTGTGTCTAAATCATTCATGGTATTAAATTTTACCATTTCAAGTAAGCTCATTGCATGGGCAGAATGCAGTGTATCCCGTGTAGGAATACATACTGCTATTTTTCCCTTTTTAGTTGACCATTTACTTGAAGAAAATACTGAGTTCTTTTTCATGCGCCTGCTACATCGTTACTAAGTGTTTCGCCCTTGATTACCAATCCGTGGATAGCATTGATTAAATCTTGGGTCCTCTTAGCACACAGTATAAAGTCATTAGGACTTAGTTTGCAAGCGGTTGTCATGGTTTCAAAGCTCAATTTTTCATTTGTAAGAACTTCAATTGCGCTGGTTCTTGCCAAGTTCTCAATAAAAGATTCTTTAGAAGCATCTTCATTTAAATTTAAAAGTTCAGAACATTCATCGATGTCCATGTCGTCTAGTAAATCTGTTAGACGTTCTAGTTCAGAGGCTTCGCCGGGTGTTAATGTAGCACCAGACTCTGATAGAGTTTGGATTCTTTCCAGGAATTTTTTTAAAATTGTTGGATTTGTTCCTCTATCTGCCCAAATTACGTTATCTAATTCCCATTTGCTAGGGCATTCGTTTACTGATTCTAATAGTTTTGCAATGTTGTTTGGTTTCATGTTAATATGTAAAAGGATATGAGCGGCCGCCGAAAGTTTGAGAGAATCTAATCTGGGTTCCGGCTGCTTGGTTAATACCGTAAGTAGCATTATTACCTAGGATAGCACTTAACCTAATATTCTGGCCGCCAGACGGAGCATTGCCGGCAGCACCAGGTGTATTGTTAGTATACGCCCTGTTGACTCTTCCGAATGATAGTTCCGATCCTGTTGCTGGTAAATTTCCTGGCATTATGTCCTTGAGGCCCTGATATTTATGAGCCCATTTCCTTGTTTATATTAAAATGTGACTATGTATTATTCAGTTGGCGGTGCCATAGGCGCTGCTGCGGGTTCAGGCATCCATGATAACTTAACATCTGCTAACACGGATTTTTGTTGATCGATCTGTTTCTGGATCTGTCCATTAACATGTCGTTCGTAATCGTTTACAACTATAGCCTTGATCCAGCCCATAACATCATCTTCACTTAGTGTCTGAGTAGGAATAAGTTCTGCACCTTCTGGTATTGTAAAAGGAGTTGCTCCCGTAAAGACTCCAGAATGTCCATCAGAATCTGTACCAGTTTTTTGCCATGTGGCGTGTACAACTTCGCCGTTGCTATTTTGCTTTAATCCTGTAATTTTCCAGGTATACGTAATTGACATAATTTCTCCTAATCCTTTAGATTAACTTGTTTTTATTTATTCTATCTTCAAGGTCATTGATGCGTTGACTTTGTTTTTCAATGGTTTTTTGTTGTTCTTTAATTGCTTCAATTAATAACGGAACTAATTTTTCATACTGTACTGTTTTATAATATTCACCTGACTTGCTGTCACCGTCGTCATCAATATCAAACGGAGCTGGCCTAACAATTTCTGGTAATACGCTTTCAACTTCATCTGCAAATACACCTGCTTGTCTTTTATTGATGTCGTACCCGTGTTCTCCTGCAATATTGTTCCCTGTATAAGTAATACCAGTTAATTTTTTTACTTTGTCTACGGCATTTTCGATAACTTGAACGTTGGTTTTTAACCTACGATCTGAATAGTAAGCTGTAATTTCATTAGTTGCTCTAATTTCACCCGTTGTACCCGATGCATTAGTGCCCAACCCTAAGCTAAGAATCCTGCAGCTACCATCAAACATAGCACCACTATTGAAATATTTACTGTGTTGTGCTTTAGGTTGAATTGTAGTTGTTGGTGTAAATGTGTAAGTGTAGTATGATGGGTTAGATTCAACAATGTTTCCACCAGCAGAGTTACCATTAAACAATGTTGTATTACCTACAATATTGTAAAAGTTATAAATTGTTGCGCCACGAAGCCAAATAATCATTCTACTGCTTTCGCTGACCTGTTGCCAGTTTGCAATCAATTGAACGTTTTGATACAAGGATTCGCAATTTTCATATGTAGAACCAAAGCCCCAGCCGCTGGACTTGTGACTAAAACGTGCGTTCATAGTAGAGAAGTTAACGCCGGTGTATCCAGGGTCGTCGTATCCACCACGTTCAATCATAAACTCGCCGTATTGTTGTACAGTTGGTCCTGAACCAAGTTGAAATACTACAGGATAAAAATTACTTGTATTGCCACCTACAGTAAATGCAGTTCTTTGTGCATCATCAATTCTAGTTGCATATCCGCTAACGCTTCCTGTAATTCTGTTAGCGACTGTTAGCCCTACAAAGTTTGATGTACTGTTGGGGTCAGCATAGTAACCGGTATTGTTGCTGTCGTAGAAAATTGGAGCACGAATGTCAGTATTATTATATAATGTTCCCCTAGTATCAATAGCGTACCCTGGATCACCGCCTCCTAATGCTCCCCAGTCGCCCTGAGCGCCGATTCCTATATTTCCGCTAGTATTTGCCCTAAAGAAAGTAACACCGTTGTATCCAGCAATACCATTGTGTGGATTCCAATCGCCTGCGCTAGAATATCCCATATCTAGGAATGTTCCGGCTCCACCTGTTCCAATAACAAACTGATTACCGACGCCGTTGCAGGTAAATTGTATTGTGGGTCCGTGATTGGTATTTGATGTTACAGTATGGTTTAAAGTTAATGCAGGGTACTGACCATGAGCGTGTAGAATAGGTCTTAGATTAGTATCTTGTAATGAAAAATTAACAGTTGTGCTGCCTACAATAAGTGCATTACCTGCGCTGCCCGATGCGTTACCTGCTATTTTAACCTGGCCTCCAAGTCGGGTGTCGACTGCAGGGTTAACATAATATGTAGTATCATTACTGTCATAGAATATAGGTGCATCGACACGAGTATCGTTATACAATCTACCATATGTTTCAACACCGTTATTTGGTGCTAGATACATGTGAGTATATCTAGTACCTGAATAATCTCCTGTACCTGCGGTAGCGGTATAGAAATACCACTGTCCGCCTGTACCCATTCTCATGTACGCTTGTCCAAAACTAGGATTTGGTCTACCAAAGTAATAGACAGGCATGTTAGTGTTCTGACTGTTATCAACGTTGAAACCAAAGCCTGCCCAGTCCCATGTATTACCTGGTTCACTGCACCACATTTGTAAAGCGGATATACCTGTACCGGCACCGTTGTCTGCGGCGTTCAGATGCACTCTAAGTGATGAATCACCGTGCCCAGCTGCTACAGTTAATCTACCGTTGAGTCTCGAGTCACTGCCAGGATCTACATAATATGATGTATCATTGCTGTCCTCAAACCTAGGTGCTTTTATTGTAGCGTTGAACAGTACACTAGAAGAAGAATCAGAATAAAAACCTCTTAAGGTACCAAACGCAGAGTTACTTGAAGAATAAAATCCGCCACCTTCGTAGGCGTAATATGAGCCATCAACTAATGTGTATCCTCGACCACCACTTTCTAAAACTACAAACTCGGCTCCGGCTCCAGTAGTAACACCATTAGTTCTTGTGTACCCGTTAGAAGCTAAATCACCTGCCCAACTACCACTCTGACGCCAAAATCCTGTGCTGTCGATGCCGTCTAACAGGTCAGCATTTAATCCAGAACCTGAACCAGAACTACCAGCAACTGAAGTCCTAGGAACAACAGTATCTAAGTTTGTATAAGCTGACAAACTGTTGGTTTGTAGGATCGACCAGCCTGATCCATAATCGTAATCACCAGTACTATAACCTAACCATAAGTCTCTTGCTAAAATAATAGGATAACTAGAATTAAAGTGCGTTAATATAATTGCTGTCCTACCAGTACTGATATTTCTACCTACCTGAATAGTAGGAACAATATTAGGATTAGTGCTAGTATACTCCCAGCCTTGAAAACCGCCATTGCTTTCTGCATTCCAGTAACCACCTAAATTAATACTAGTTTTAGCGTTATTACTAGAATAGTTCTCAAACCAGTTAATGGTAAAGCCGCCCATCATGTAGCTGTCTTGCGGAACATTAGTTTCAATAACCGTATAAGTTGCGGCTCCACTATAATCCGAACCGGCAGTAAGTACACCGTCCCAGGTCTTCATTGGACCGTTGTCAGAGCCTGTGTAACTGTTGAAGGTACGATAGAATGTGTTTTGGTGTGTAGTAATCTTATCAGCAACTGACATTCTTACCGCACCACTATTAGAATCTAATACTCTAAATCCTCGATCGTTATTACCTAAACCGTAATACTTTGCCTGCATCCAATAGACGCTACTGTCATTCGATGACATGCCATATGCAAAGTTTGGGTCCTCCCAACGTGGCATAAACATGTTAGGTGCATTATAACTAGTTGAAAAGTTTTGAAATCTAGAACCGCTGTAGATATTTTCGTTATAGACGTGCTTGTAGGCTTTTACACGCAGATATGTAGCATCATTCATCCACCAGCCACCGCCCCAACCAAAACCTAGTTCTTCGTCTTTTAGGAATGTGCCTGTGCCGCGACCAAATACAATAGCATCATTGTTTCCTAGCAGTTGAATACTACCGTTTACAAACAATCTATTGTTGGTAAAACTACCTACTAACGCAGTATTATCTGAAGTGGTGTATGAGAAGTCACTGGTTCCGATGCCTACAAGACCGTTAGAGCTGATACGCAGTCTTTCTCGACTATATGTTAAATCGTTAGTTGCGTCTTCGTGTGTATAGAAACGTAGATCTGTTCCCCAGTTAGCTGCTGAATTTGATCGCTGACCACTGATACCAGACCAGTGACTTCCTGGACCTGTGCTAAACCATAGACCCACTGAAGTATCATCATTGTTAGTGTTGTCAACCATGATACCTCTCATTGAGGTACCATTAATAGCATTACCACTTGATATGGTTGCGCCTGCTTCTCGAACGTGCAATCTACTTGTCGGTGACGTAATATTGATACCGACGTTTCCGTTAGTGTCAATGACCATCCGCTGACTACCGCCAGTTGCGTGTGTAGTTGCAGTATGTGTCCAGAACTGAATTTCAGTTGCAGGGTTAGATTCGTAAATGTTACCACCAATTACAACTTTATTTGAAGTTGCATCAGATAATCCGCCGATTAATGAGAAGCCAGTAAGGTTAGTAGCTCCGTTATAATGCGCTCCTGTTATGTAAGTCCACTTTGCTGTACCGTTAACATCGTCTCCTAGGTGAATATTTCCGCCAGTTGTGTTACCTGCGCCCGCAACATGTAATCTGCTTGTGGGACTGGTTGTACCGATACCCAATCTATTTGTACTAGGGACCCATACTAATGCTGAATTATCAACTTTGATAGGCAAGTTACCACTGGTTCCAGAAACAAAAGTCAAATAATGGGTGCTGGCATTTGAAGCATCGTTAGTGATAGTTACGTTTGTGGAGTTAGTAACTGTTCCAGAAACACTAGATGCTGTAATAGTTCCGCCGACGTTGATGTTTCCACCAACGAATAGATCCTTTGCTATACCTGTTCCGCCAGCAATTCTTACAACGCCTGTGTTTGTTGAAGTTGCATTTGCTGTACCTGCTACATTGAGATATCCGTTGTACTGTGCAAATCTAATTTCACCAGTGTCATATACTTCTATGCTGGGAATACCTGTAACGTCATTGACTGCAAACACAGGACCAAACGTACTGTCCGTGATAGAGAATAACTGTCCTACATCACCTTCAAAACTTAGAGTAGCATCTGTACCAGAATTATAAACTCTTAGAGTAATGGTTGCGCTAGATAGGCTATCAGCACCCGTGAAGTATATAACCGGATCGGTAGAGGAACCCCTATCCGGTATAATTCTAATGTCGCGATCTGAATTTGCCATTCTTTATTTTCCTAAACTTTTTCGCACTAATTCTTTTAATTCCTGCACTTCTGCGCTGAGATGATCTATGGTAGATTTTTGATCTTTAATTGCTTCTATCAGCAACGGAACCAGCTTCTCATATTTAACCGCTTTGAAACCATCAGGTCTAGTTGCAACAATTTCTGGTAGTATCGCTTCAACTTCTTGAGCAATAACACCTATGTCATGTTTTCTTACAAAGAAACCATCTTCTCCGCCACGGGATTGTATATGTTCCTGTGTCCAGTCAAAATATACACCTCTAATAGACTCGAGCATGGCCATGGGACTTGCAATAGGTTGAATGTTTTCTTTTAGTCTTTCATCAGATCCATAGTAGGCAGTAATTTCACTGGTTGCACGAACTTCACCTGCAAAAGTTCTATTTCCTGGATGACGCACTCTGATTGCTTTCCATCCTGATATATAAGAAGTGCCGCCGCCTGTGTAGTTAAACAATGCCTGTGGTGTCCAGTATTTTGTTCCGGGCTTAAACTGCCCAGTACTACTGCCAAAACCACCAATATATCCAGTATACTTAACCCAAGATCCTACGCTCGGAGCATTGTTTGACATGACCCAGTAACCAAAACTACCTGGGTTTCCACCTAGAGAGCTAAAGTTATGATCGAAATCGATACTGCCCATGTAGTGACCATTCTGCGTGACCACGTTTTTCATCCATACTTCCATATAGAAAATATCGTCTTGATCTACAGCGATCCAAGGAACACCGCTACCATAAACAGTATTACCTACATTTATAGCGCCTGCGAGAGAAATAGCGTACCCACCCGGTGCTGTACTGTCTGCGACCCAATTTACGTTGGTGCTGCCGCTAAACATAGCACGTAATTGATCTGTGGTCCAACTAGGATCTATAGAAAATACTTCATCGCTGTGCGAAAAATGACCCACTGGTTGTTGTTCAGATGTGTTGGTTCTTCCATGAGCTATTGTCAGTTGATTGATTCTGCTGTAGCCGGCAAAATCCATGTAGAAGCTGGTATTGTTATGATCGTAGTACAATGGGGCTCTCATTGAACCCGAATTAATTTCTAAATATGCTTGACCAGCATTGTTCTCAGAAATTAACTGCATAGGATATGCAGATACATCTCCACTATGATACAATCTACCCCACTTAATTCTCGATCCAGGACCGTCGTGTTGGAATACTTGTTGACCGACTAGATTAACTGCACTTGAACCATATGTGGCACTGATAGCGTGACCTTCACCACCACTCCACCCTCCTTTTAAGTCAATGTCTCTATATGTTATAGCACTACTTGTACCCTGCTGCACGTTTAATTGAGCGTGAGTCGTACCAGTTCCCCAGGATGAACCCAGTGTTGTAACACCGGTACTATTTCCAATACTGGCTACGTTTGCTCCGGACGTTGCATTTCTAAAAATCCAACCACGTCCATTTGTATCCATATCCCAGTAGGTTGCATAGCCTTCTGTAAGTGCGCCATGTAATCCCCATCCTATCGAACCTTGATTCTTAAATTGTATTCTAGAAGTCGAAGTTCCTCCAGAACTCCATAGTGTTAAAGTTCCGTTAGATACGCTGGCTGAATTTAAATCACCTCTTACGGCTACATTATTAAAACTAGAACTGCTTGCAAAGTCACCATAATAATTAGTATCATTGGTATCGTAGAATATAGGTGCTCGCAGGCTGTTACGACCTTCTCCATAAAGACCATCAGACGCTCCATAAATCCTAAATCCCCAATCCCAGGAACTTCCATCTACAGCACCTCGGCCTCCATAAAATAACAAGGCCGAGGTAGAGTCATTATGGAATAACCAATAGGGTTGATTACCATTAGTGGCTCTTAAACACATACTAGCATAAGTTCCTCGAACAGTTAACTGTTCAGCGTGCGATCCTGTAGACCAGTCACCATTTAATCTCAAATTACCTATCTGACTTGTATTGTTGCCGTTCATGTCCATAAATCGGGCAGTGTCGTTGACATCGTAATAGATAGGGGAGAACGATTGTCCTGCTCCGTTAATTCGCCAGTTCCATGTGTTACTATCCGAATAAACTGCCCACGCATAAGTTGCAGCACTCGGTATTTGAACATAAGCACCATATTCAGTTTTACTTGAGTTCTGTGCATTAAGTCTTAATAACCAGTCGTTGTTATTAGTAGCAGTTGCGTATATAGTAGCGTCAGTTGGTGAATTTTGTGTACCACCGTTTAAATCAATGTAACCGTTAGATGTTGCATCGTCTCTAACAAAACTAGAACTATCAATACCGTCTAACAAGTCAGCATCTAGACCAGATCCGGAACCATCATTACTAGAATTCCAACCTCCGCTAGACCCTGCTCCTGCTGTAATTAAATTGCCTGAAATATAAGTATACGATTCAGCTGATGCATCCTGTGCAATACTATAGGTACCACCAAGATCCATAACACCACTATAGTAACTACCGTTTTGAATTTTTCTAACTATTACCTGACCATAACTCCATGTGCTGGTATTATTACCCAAGACAATTGCATACTGACCGTCTTTGAATGCAACACGCACACCCTTACTATAACTACCTACTAATGTAGCTCCAAAATTATACCATGCACTGTTCCAGTTGTGTCCACCTACAATTACAGTACTTGCATGTTCACCGTCATATGTATAGATGTCAATAACCACATGGACCATACCGTAGTTGCCGGTTCCGCCAGGGAACTTAATAACCACTGCACCGGTACTAGATCCACTTGCACCCCATGTTACGTTCGGTCTAGAAACTAAAGTACCTTGTGTAATGTGACTGCTGATGTTAGTAGTGCCGTTTACATCTAACTTACGACCGGGAGTTGTACCTTCTGCAACTCCGATACCAACACTACCTCCCGAAGCCGGAGTTAGCCACAGGTGCCTTCCAGTTCCTCCAGTAACCATATAGGTTGCAAATGTATTATCTGCTGCACCGTTACCTACACCATAATATAGGTAATTACCATTATGACCAATCGCCCATGAATCACCGGTGCCTGCATTTCCGCCAATTGCAGAGCTTACTCCCCAACCACTGCCGTCGGCAATTGCTCCTGCTACCACTGTGTTGGTATATGCATCAGGGTCGATACCGGTATTGTTTGACAAAATACTTGAACCAACAACATGTAATTTTACACTAGGGGCTGCTATACCGATACCTACGTTACCGCCATCTCTCTGTAGTAATAAACTTGCTGGGCTAGAGTTATCGTCGGTGTTGTATGCGCCAATAACGCTACCGTTAGTTGTACTGCCGCCAATTCTTACCTGCTTACCACCACTGGTACCAAACTGTGCATGCCACACGTCAGCCGCTGTGTTTACACTAAATTTATATGCAGGTGCTGTTGTTCCGATACCTACAAACCCCGTAGATAGGATTGTAAACAATGGGGTTCCGCTATGAATATGTTGAAATGCCTTACTGTTGTCAGTGTATGTATACAGTGCTCCTGGAAGAGCATTATTTCCTGTACCGGCAGAAACGTTTTTAATCAAGTATCCGTTCGAACTACCGTCATCTAATTGTAGATACGAATATGATCCACCGCCTGTTTGTATTCTAGTATAGGGATTTGAAGATCTAACAATGTGCAGAGTTGCTGCCGGACTTGCTGTTCCTATACCAACGTCGCCGTTGTTTAAAATCATCAATCTTGAAGTCCAGTCAGTAATACTACTTCCGGCTGCGGCAGTAGTCGGAGTTGTTTGGAAGTTGAATAGACCGTTTTGTAATTCAACCTGACTTGCGTAACCGGCAGCAGACCTTAGCCAGGCACCGTTGTAATAAGCATTATGACTGATAATAGCACTGGCATGAGTTATAAGGATATCACTTCCAGGATTACCAAATCTAGCCACAGTTTGTAGCGGACCAGTTTGAGGACCTACATCAAGAGAAAAACTAGGTGTAGTGTTTGCAACTCCTAATCTGTTTGTACTAGGAATCCATACTAAACCAGTACCGTCAACTTTGATAGGTAAGTTTCCACTAGTGCCCGACACCATGGTAAGATAGTGTGTACTGGCGTTTGTTGTGTCGTTAGTAACAGTGACGTTAGTTGAATTAGTAACTGTACCAGATATTGAAGCAGCATTTATTGATCCTGCTACGGTAATACTTCCGCCAACAACTAGATCTTTCCATACACCTGCGCCGCCTACTACTCTCAGTTCACCAGTTGCTGTAGAAGTTGCATTACTTGCATTAGTTGCGCCGCCGATCTGTACTTGACCGTTGTATTCTGCTAGTTTTACTGCACCGTTGTCTAATACTTCGATGCTGGGAATTCCTGAAATATCGTTCGCTGAAAATATAGTTCCAGCAAATGTATCAGATACAGCAAACAGCTGCCCCGATGTACCTTCAAAACTCAGTGTTGAAACAGTTCCGGAATTAACTATTCGCATCGTCATAGTTGCACTAGACGATGCATCTCCGCCTCTAAGGCTGATTATAGGTTCTGAACTTGCGCCTCTGTTGGGCGTAATAATAATGTCGCGGTCTGATAGTGCCATAGTTTAACGTATTCCGATCTTATATTTATCGTTAAACTATTTTAGTGTATTCTTGTTATATACCGTACCTAGTGCGTACAGCATTGTAGTTTTGATAAATTTCACCTGCATTAAGTGCCCGATTGTAGACTCTTACCATGTAGATATTGCCCAAAAAAGGTTCTCCGTCACCACCTACATCTTTACCTATACGCCAGTTTTGTCCTACTGCAATGGAAGTAGAGTTTGTTCCTGTTAGTTCCAAAGCACCGTTTTTATATAAAGAAGTTGCACTGCCCAAGCGAGTTGCCGCTGTATAATATGTGCCGTTTCTTAGTGGACTGCCTGCGTGATACGGAGTTGCTCCGTTGATCCACAGACCGTGGGTGGCAAACCATAGAGTATTAGCAGTAGCACCTGTGCCATAGTTTCCTATAATTTCTCTCCCAGCAGTGTCTGTTGCAGAAGTATAGTACACTGCTTCGATTGTAAAGTCTTGTGTACCCGATATTAGAGCGTTATTATTAAGATCAAAGCAAGAAGTACCGCCGTTAAACGTGAATATATTGTTAGAATATACCATGTTTGCCGCAGTAAGAGTATTCCTACCTGTTAGATCTAACAATGCCTGTGAACTAGATCTTGTTCCATTTACAAACGGTGTGCAATAACTTAAAGGTTCCATTTGCGGTGCGCACAACCAGCATCGTTGTCCTGCAGGTATTGAATTAAATTGAAAACTTAACGAGTCCGAGTCCCATCCAACCCCTGTAGTAAATGCATTAGGCCATTCTAATCTTTGCCAAACACCATTACCTGTTACTGTTTTAGCTGTTAACCAAACTCGATTTGCTTCGGAATTATCTGCGGTATAGGGTTGTATAACCCAATCAGCTCCTACAGTCCTTGCCCATACAGATACAGAGTACGTAGTGCTGTCTGCTTGAGGAGCAAAGTTACCGTAGGAATACCAATAACCCGAGCCATTATTATCCGAGTCGATAAACGACACTACTTGAGATTCGACTCCCGGGGGAGACCCAGCTGAAGTATCACCTATAATAATACTTGTATTATAACCTTGACTCCATCCTGTGTCTAGATTAGTGTTTGTAAGTACATTAGTCGTAGGAGCACCTTGCCACGACTTTTGTGTATTTGTCATATCGTAGTAAAACACCAATCCGTTAGTAGTTAATAACGGGCCGCTTGACACACTCATAGTCCATACCTCCCTTTAATTGAATTAAAGTTCTGACGAACTTCTGACGAGGTCAATGCTCGGTTGTAAAGTTTCACTAATCCAATGCTGCCATTCCACGGATACTGATATACTCCACTGAATATCCTAGATCCTACTGAAAATACTTGTGCAGAATAAGGAATTGACGCAGGCCCCGTTGTGCTAGCATCTACTACTCCATTCCTATAAAGCACCATTGCTCCGCCTGCAGAATACGTTCCAACAAGGTTTACCCAAACACCATATGTTAACGGTGACGCACTGATTAATTGTGTAGAAGAAACTGCAAATCTAGGATTAGGAGCTGCGAGGCTCAATCCATAAGACCCGCCGCCGCCTGAATTATCTGAATTACATTTCCATGCAATGGTAGGATATGATCCATCAAAATCATTTAACGGATTGTAGACATTCATCCTTACCCATGCTGATATTGTTAGTGAGGTAGGTCTTGTAATAGAAGAATCTGGAATACTTAAAGACGATGCTGCAATGTTATTAATGCTAAAAGTACCGTCGCTGTTATAAGTTAATGCATTTACAGTAACAACATTGTTGTTGGTAAGATCTAAAACTGCCTGTGTAGCCGACCGAGAGCCTGCAACAAACGGCGTAGGAATTCCCCCTGGAGCATTAAATTCAACCTGTGGATTTTTATAAAGTATAAACCCAGAATCTGCTAATCTTGTTCCACATGCTCCCGGATACAGCAGGCATCTAGAATTACCTGTTGCGGTTGCAGTTGAAGTGAAATAGGCTCTTTTCCAAACTCCTTTAATTGAGGGGGTAGGGTCTCCATAAGCGCCACCTACGCCACTGCCTGCATTTTCAAAATTTGCTAGATAGTTATTAGACGGATAGTTAACACAGGATAAATCTACAAAGTAATCGAAAGAAAATGTAACTACGGATCCGCTAGGTGTTGGGATATCCCACCCATGATACGGACAATCGTTACCAGAGATATTATATCTCCAAACGTAGTCAGTTGGCTTAATATCGTATCCGCCATACATTCCAGTTCGAATTCTAGTAAATGTACTATTTTGAACTCCAAAACCGTTTACATCTGCCGTGGGCAACGTAAACTGATTAGTCGTAGGAGCACCTTGCCATGATTTAGTGTTATTCATATCATAACAAAATACCAAACCATTAGTTTCGATGTAAGGATTTGCTCTCACACTCATACTGAATATCTTCCTCTTAGTGCATTAAAGTTTTTATTAACTTCGTCAGCGGTTAGTACTCTATTATAAATCAGTGCGACTGGAATTTGTGCAGCAGCATGTAATGAATTTGTACGGTCTGAACCAAAAGTTATATTTCCTGCAAGAGGAACACTTGTTTCTCCAACTGCTCGTAGAACACCATTGACATAAAATCTAGTGCCTGCCGTTGCATTATTTGTTGCTGTTAAATTATACCAACTATTTATAGAGTAACTTAACCCTGTGGCCGCAGTAGCAGTCGACGGTGGCGATGCGTCTAACGGATTGTAATGAAATCCAAAGTCGCTGCCTGACCAGTAAATTGTAAAAGTTCCTGCCGAATCGGAAGATACAAGACGTTGTTGTGCCACTAGACCAGAAGTCATCCTTACCCAGATGCTGATTGTAAAATCTAACGATGAAGTAAATGAGTTTGTAACAATATTATTAGTCGACCCGTTAAAACTAAAAGTATTATTACTGTTATAAGTTAAATTGGTTGCAGTAATTGTTCTTCGATTCATTAAATCTGTTATTACCTGCGTATTTGATCTCGAAGTACTGACAGGAGTATAAGGTGTAGCAAAAGAGTTAGCTTCAACCATAGGTGCAGTAAATGCAATTTTGCTGCCTGCATTATCTAAGTAACAGGAAATATACATTTCAGTATCTGTTGCAGAGTTGGTAAATGTTTTACTAATTCTGATCCATCTATCTTTAGGCCAAATATTCCAGTCACTACTGCCGTTGTATTCTAAATTTGCTGCATTAAAGTTTCCAGGAAACGGTCTTATGTATGGTTGACTGCTGGCCAATGTAGTTGTATTACTGGGAATATAAACGTGTACGCTTACTGTATAAACTGTATTTGCTGCCAATGTTGCATAACCGAGAGCAATGTGGCTGTTCCCTACAGTGTCTTTTGTCATAGACACTGTTATAATATCCGGATATAGCCTAGGAATATAAGGATCGTCGTTTATCCATGTTGCTGTTCCGCTGTTATTCCAGTTGGTATGAATAGTGTTTGCGCTACAACGATTAGTCGTAGGAGCACCTAACCACGACTTAGGATTTAACATGTCGTAGTAAAACACTAGGTCAGAAGCAACAACTGATGCAGAATGTCCTATTGCCATATTATAAATTATACCTTCCTCGATGTGCGTTAAAATTTTGTTTAATTTCAACTGCACTCAATGCTCGATTATAAAGTTGAACAGTGGGAATGTTGCCTTGAGTAACATCTCCACCATTTCCTGTTGCAAAGTTCCCACCAATATGTACGCTGCCGTTAGGTAGCGTATATGTTGCCCATTGCGGACTTGTTCCTACCAATGCACCATTCTTGTATACAAGCATAACTCTTGCAACATTATCTATAACACAAGTTATGTTCATCCAGGTATTCAGTGCATTTGTTACTGAAACTGCATAGTCTAAATATGCACCATTATATATAAAAAAACCAATTGCATTTGCTCGCCATTGTATTGAAGCACCTAGATTTCCGCCGTTATTATAAAGTTCGCTATATCCGTTGGGTCCGAAGCTTGCAATGTTTATCCAGGCCGACCATGTTTGCTGACTATTTTGAAAACGGGTGTTTGTGTTTGCAGAAATGTTTATATAATTTGAATTAGCCCTAACAAAACTAAACGTACCGCCGCTATTGTAAGTTAGTGAGGTTGCGGTGATGATATTATTACCGGTAAGATCTACAATGGCCTGCGTATTTGATCTTGTTCCTGATACAAAAGGTGTAACAAAAGATTGTTGTTCACACTGCGGTTCTTTGAGTTCGAAAGAATGAGTGTAGGTGACATAATCATCCCCGTCTTGCATGAACCATAACACTCGATCAGCACCTGCTGAAGTTGTGTAAGAGAAAAATGCAGTTTGCCAACCTTCTTTATCAGTTAGTCCCAATTGAACTGTAGTAGGAAACACTGAGCCTAAAAATGTGCCGCCATTATAAGACTGTAGTTGAAACCGCAGTGTTGGAGCACCTTCTAGTTTTTTAAATTTTACTGAAAATGTATAAGTTATGCTTCCAGATAATCCGGTTACATAAATTGATTGTCGAGTATTGTGATTATAGTCATTTATTCTACAATGCCAGTCACTTAAAATTGTTCTAGTTCCTATGTTTACTGTGCCTGAACCATCGATTCCCCAACTTATCCACGCAGGAGCCACACGATTGATCGTAGGAGCACCTAACCACGACTTTCCAGTGTTGTTCATATCGTAACAAAAAACTAAATCTCTTGTTACTATAGTAGGAAAGGATGATAATGCCATTTACATAAATCTTACGCAGTCCACAATATTAAATTGCGGAATCTTACGCATTTGATTTTCCCAGTTGTCAAAATATTCTGCGTTCATGTGCTCGGGCAGAAGAAGCTGATTGCGGTATTCGTATAGAATATTTCCTCGCTGATCTTTGAGTATTCTGCTCCATGTAGATCCATTATTTTCAAAAATAAGGATCATAGGTTTTTTTCGAATGTTCATTTTATGTACACTGCTCCGTAGTTATGGAAATCTGTAGTAGAACTGTCCCAGAAGGCAGCATCTGCATATCCGCTGCCACCACCAAAATAGTTTCCACTCCAGCAAGCACCGTACCACCAAGGATTATTATTGTAAAATGTGGAGCAGTTTCCGCCGAGTGTGTCTTGATCTCGATCGTAGGTAGTTAAACTGTTTCCAGGTGCTACGTGGCTAGCATAAAATCCAGGTGCTCCCGATCCAGCTTCTTGAGAAATACCTATCGGAGATGTAAATCCATAAGTAGAATTAAACCCTGCACTGCTCCATCGATATCTTTTTGTATGTGCGCCAGTGTTGCTTAACGCAGTTCCCGCCGTAGTGCTTACAAATTGAACCGCAGTAATTCTTCCAGCAGTTACTCTTCCGGATAATTTTTTCCAGTATCTTAGTCCTATCCAAGCATTATAGTTAGCAAGTCCGGATAGTTTTGACAGAGGATCGACTACAGTGTTAGTGGCGTTACTGGTGCCGCCTGTTCTATAGTTACAAGAATTTACAGCATCGTAGTAGGTTAGATTATTCATTCCCGCGGTATTAATGCGGTTTGCCATAACTAAAACCCAGCCTCCACCATCATAAGTTTGATCTACATATACAGGTACATTTTCCCCGTCTAGGTAAAGATTATAAAAGCCGGACGGACCTCTAATTTCAGAAACGCTGGTATAACGTCCACCATAATAAACTGCCATTTGAACTCCTGTTATTCTTCATATTCAACTACAAGTTTATCAACGTCTTTACGTTCGCCCCATACTGTGTAGAAGCAATTTACTGGTTGATCAGACTCGGTGCCGATTATAACTCTGTTATTTGCAATGTCATCTACATACAGAACTTGATGTTTGCCGATAGGTGTAATGTCAACTGTGATGCTGTCTGCATCAACAAGTCCTAACCAGTGTTCTGGTAACTCAATGACATTGTTGTCTTTTAGTCTACCACGTACATACACACCGTTCTCAGGTCCTTCTAGGGAAGCATAACGTAGTTTGTAACCTTCTTTAGTTGGATGGTCGATTACGAAGCTCTTAGTTGTTGCGGCAAAACTTCCGTTGACAAACAACTTGTATGCAGGAACTGCTGTAGACCCGATACTTACGTTACCGTTACCGTGCAAGGCCATTACACTTACTTGGTTACCACCGCTAGATCCAGCAGTGATAAATTCTAAGAATCCTTGACCAAAGCTACTGCCGTTGTTATTAACTCTTGCAGCAGCGACCCATCCCTGATAACCGTTGGAATGTTGTAAATGCCATTCCATACCGTTGTTTTCGTTAGTGCGAAGTGTGAATCCAGATACTTGTGGTGATTGTACGCCGGTGTTGTTATGACGAATGTCTAAGTATGTTAATGGAACTTGTGTTGTTCCTAAGCCAAGGAAACCACTGGCGTTTAGAACCATTCTACTAGTACCGCTGTCAGACCCTATTGTTGCACCACTGCTAAATTGTAGTACGTTAGCAGTGTTTAAAATTCCATATGTACCGCCGCTTGCCTGGAAGAATAGTCGTCCGCTATTTGCAGCAGCGCCTGTGTCTTGCAACAATGCAATACCGTTAGCACCAGCTGCCTGAACTGTTAGTCGTGTAGTTGACGCGGTAGTACCAATTGATACGTTACCTGCACCGCTGATTCGCATTCTCTCTGCAATTGAGTTTGCATTAACAGTGGTTGTGCCAGTTCCAAAAATAATGCCGCCATCGTTTGTGCCACTAGGTGTTCCGTTGAACTGCATGTAGCCCATCCAGGTGCTATCAACTTTCTGTTGAATTCTAAATCCAGCAGTAGTCCAGTTTGAACCAGCAGTTCCTCGAACGTTGCTAAATTCTAGGTAGTCTTGATTTCCTGTACTGCTTGCCAGTCTGGCTACCATTGACTGACTGTTAACTGTGGTAGCAGTAGCAGGACCGGACACTCCAAACTTAGAACTTAGAGAATACGAACCGATACTTACATCACCAGATCCGTTGATATATAAATCTGTTCCAACAGGATCAGCGTTTCTAGTAATTAAGATAGGAACAGCACCGCTGTTAGATCCAAATACTGCACTGTTAGTTCCGTTAACTGAAGCCGAGTTCATTATTGCAGAATTTGCCTGCACTTCTGTTGAGAAATAACCTTTACCAGACACATGTAACTTTCCTAGGCTAGGACTTACGCCTATGCCCAGAGCAACAGTGTTCGGTTTCCAAATTAAACCAGTAGTAGCACTTACTTTAATCGGGTTAGCCCCGCTACTTGCATTTACAAAAGTCACATACTGATCAGTTGCAGTTGCATTATCGTTGGTAATAATAGAATTTGTTGCGTTTGTAGCAGTAGTAGTTGTTCCAGATACACTGCCTGCAGTTAATGTTCCACTAACAACTAAGTTTGCGCCAACATACAAATTGCCGCCGATTCCTGCGCCGCCGGCTACCTGCAATGCTCCTGTATTAGTTGATGTTGCCTGAGTTGTATTTTTAAATTCAGCAATTACATTAGTGAAATATCCATTAGCTTGATCAACGATAACCGACTCGCCTGTTGTAGGAGTTTCTACTACGTTATCTAATGAGGTTACTCCTTTAGAGCTAAACAATCTCCAATTGATAGTTGGTGCAAACTCAGTTGTTCTTAATCTTACATAAACAATTTTAGGTCCGCCAGCAGTTGCTTGAGTTACTCTAACTTCTCTTAAGTGCTCATTGTACGTCTGACGTTTTACATTGATTTGTGTACCTGCAAGATTATAAGTACCAAAAATTTCAATTTCTGCTTCTTCTTCACTGTTGTTACTTCCTGCGCCAATCTGAATTTTTGCCGCACATCTATTAACCAAGGTGCATAGTTTAACCCAGGATTCAGTACCTAGTGTAAGGGCCAGCGATTGAGTTGGTGATGTATATAATCCACCTACAAACAATGCCCCGTTGATACCAACACCTCCTCGGACTTGGAAGGCTCCTGAAGTTTCTGAAGTAGTTACTGTAGTATTTGTTACAGTAGTTATTCCAGAAATAAACACAGTGCCAGCAACATCTAGCGTTGCGTTCGGTGCATTAGTAGCGATACCTACACGTCCAGCTTGAGTAATTCTTACTTTTTCTGAATAGCCGCCTGCTCCTCTAGTATCAAAAGTTATTTCACCGTAGTCGTTAGCATAGTCTGCGTGTACAAAGTTAATCGCACCCATTGCGGCTGCTGCATTGTCACCGAAGAAGATTGTTGCCGCATTGTTGTTTGAACCGTTGGCATTCTGTAACCAGATTGCGCTAGAACCGCCAGCGCCTACACCTGTGTTACTAGAAATTCTAACTGCTAGTCTACCATATGAGCCTGGACTGGCTTCGCCGATGCCCACACTGCCTGCACGAGTAATCATCATGCGAGCCTGGTTATCCCCGTGTGCCCAGAATCCCAAGTTACCATCACCGATTGCAGCTCCCGCTGCGCCTGCATATATTGCCCAACCGCTGGAGCCGTTTGTGACCACAGATGCAGACGGTTTTAATGTAATTCCAGAACCGACACTATTGTTATTTTCAAAAATAGCACCAGCACCTGTTACATTATCCCACGAAGTAGAAACTACGTGTAGTGCTCTTGTAGGACTAGTAGTATTAATACCAGTAGTAGCATCGTTCTTTAATGTCAAATTAGACACTAGGTTAGAGCTAGTAAATGCTCCGCTGGTTAGGTTAACGAAACCAAATTCTCTGTAACCAACTACTGGTGCATATGCTTCGTAATATGGTCTGTGTGCATGAGTAGAGTTTACTGTGCCTGCACGTTCTCCAGTCCATGTTAAGTTTTCACCCCAGTGCTGCCATGGGCTGTTTGCACTAGATAGGAAATAATGAGCTAGAGAGCTAATACCACTGTTAGTTCTTTGTACAATGATTCCCGCGGCAATTCCTGCGCTATCACCTACTCGTAAAGTTGCTGTGCCACCGCTGTTGCTGATGTGCAATCTATCTGTAGGATCTTGTGTTCCTGTACCTATACCAACGTTGCCTGTAGATCCAATCATGAATCTTGTTGCACTGTTAGTTACGTCATACAAGCTGAAGCCACCGTTGCTTACGCCAGTTGTACCTTGCATGACTTTATAGGTAGTTGCGTTAGCAGCAGTACCGCTCATACCAATGCTGGCTAACCCAGTTGGTACATTAATATGCAGTGGGTATGCAGGAGTTCCTTGACCTATACCTAAGAAGTTAGAACTAGGAATGAATGTTAATCCTTCCATTGCATCTGCTTTGAGTGTTGCAGCACCAGTTGATGTACTTACAAATGTAATAAACTGAGGTGTTGTGGACGCATTATCGTTAGTCATCGAAATCTGACTTGCAGTTCCCACTGTAATACTGCTAGATGCTACCCATGCAGGTAAGCCAGCACTTACGCCTAGAATTTGTCCAGCGGTTCCGATAGGTAAGAATGCACTTACGTTTGCAGCACTTTGATATGGTAATGATCCAGTTGCGCCACCTGCTAAGTTTGCATCAATTGCACCACGAGTAGTTCCGCCAGCTGGTGCAATAACTTCATTAGTGATAGTTGCACTTGATACAAAGGTAAAGTAACCAGTGCTGTCATCAAATCCAAAGAAACCAGTTCTTGCATTAGTGCCGTTGTGCCATTTGAATGCAATACCACGATCTCTATTGTCATCTGCTGTAGGATCTGCACCTAACGGTCCTGTTCCTAGAGTAAAGATAGGATCACTGACGTTGGTCACTGTACTGTTGACCTGTGTAGTTGTTCCTTGAACTGTTAAGTTTCCTGCAACGGTTAAATTGTTTCGAACAGTAGTTGTTCCGCTAACTGCACCCATAGTCAGTGCAGTAGCTGCGCCTGCAAAGTTTACAGTAGTTGCAGTTGCATCAACTAAGTTGAATGTAGTTTGTGTAGTTGTAATGTCTCCACCGTTGATTGCTGCATCGCCCACTAATGTTAAATTACCAGTACCACTTAGTGTTGCTGCTAAAGTTGTACCGCCATACCATTTGAAAGATCGAGCAGTGGTGCTAACACTGGACCATAACGTACCAGATTCGATACCTAGTGCATAATCTGTGCTAGATGCAGATAAATCCGAATATAATACCAGTTTAGTGCCTGCACTTCTAGTGGTAAATGTAGGTGCTGCTACGCCATTTTGATTAAAATCAATTCTATTGCCAGATGCACCGTTTAATAAAATTTGTCCTGCACCAGTTGCTGTGTTGTTAGCGCGAGTTGAAACATATTGACCACTTACTGCATTAATGTTGTTGGTAACAAATAAATTATCGTTAATACCAACGCCACCTGCAACTCTTAATGCTCCAGATGTTGCGTTAGTTGCTGCGGTTGTGCCAGCCAACGCTAATGTGTTGTTGTATGTAGGAGCACTTGTACCATTACTGACTAATACATCACCGGCAGTTCCTGGTCCAAAGTATGCTGTTACGCCAGGACCGGTTTGATAAGGAATTTGTCCTGCTGTTCCGCCTGCAATATTGGTCGCTGTGCTGGTAATACCACTAACACTTACACTACCAAAAATAGTACCGTTGACACGTAGGTCGCCTGCAATACCAACGCCGCCAGTAACAACCAGTGCTCCGTTAGTGTATGCTGAGCTAACTGTGTTAGTGGTAATTGCTACAACGTTTCTAATTGTAGTTGTACCTGCACTGTTAGAACCGATGGTAATCGCTGTACCTGCGCCAGCAATATTTACAGTGGTTGCTGTAGTGTTGACTATGCTAAATGTTGTAGCGTTTGACGTAATGTCTCCGCCATTGACTGCAAGGTCACCACCTAATGTCAAATTACTATTTGACAGAGATGCCATTAATGTAGTACTACCATACCACCTAAACGTATCTGTGGCATTAGGAACGCTGGTCCATAATGCGCCAGTTTCAATTCCGGTAGCATAGTCTACACTTGTAGAACTTAGCCCCGGATAATATACAATTTTTGTACCTACACTACGAGGTGTTACGCTAGGAGCAGCAACACCGTTGATATTAAAATCAATTCTATTACCAGTTACACCATTTAGATAAAGTTGTGCAGAACCTGTAGCAGTGTTATTTGCCTGAGTAGAAACAAATTGGCCGCTGGCGTTAACATTACCCTGCACACCGGCGCCACCTGCTAGTTGTAGCGCACCTGTTGTTGGGCTGGTTGAAGCAGTTGCATTAGTGCTGGTAGTAATACCAGTCATTCTAACACCACCTGTGATATCTAATTTGTATGCAGGAGCATTGTTTCCTAGTCCAACATTTCCTAGATTATTAACTCTAAAACTTTCTGCTTCAGTACCTGCATTTTTACTATAGAAAATAATGCCACCGGATACTGCACCAGTTGCTAAGTTTGATGCATATCCTGCAATTCTAGAACCACTAACAGGAGTAGTTGCACTGTCTTTGTGTACAAACCCCAAAGATGATTCACTGGCAGTTAGTCCGCTTTGATTATATAATTGTAAAATATCGCCGCTAGTTGAGCGTTCTAAAAATACAGGAACTGCGTTTCCAGATTCGACAACATGTAATCTATATGCAGGAGACCCTGCACCTACACCTACAAAACCTGTACTAGGTTTGTAAGTCAAGTTGCTCATAGCACCACCTTTCAATGTGGTGTATCCAGTTGTTGTTGAAGCAAATGTAATAAAGTTTACATTAGTATCGGCAACTTCATTTGCCATTAAGATACTGTCAGATTGATTAGCTCGTCCTACAGATAATGTAGATGTCGATACCCATACTGGTGCAGTTGCTCCAGCCAGCATGACAAATCCTGGTGTACCTAATCCTAAAAATACAGTGCTGTTGGCAGCATCTTGATATGGTATACTACCAACTGCGCCGCCTGATAAGTCATCTGCTAATGCAGCACGACCTACATAGATAGATGCAGTATTAGTGTAGACTGGTCCAGTAGAGCTTGCGCCTGCACTGACTAACAATTGTCCGTCTGTACCCGGACCAAAGAATTTTGTAACTCCGGGCGCTTCTTGAAAAGGAACTTGACCAATTGTACCGCTACCTAAATTTGAAGCAGTGGTAATAGTTCCTACTACAGTACCGACTATTGTTCCGTAAATTGTTCCGCCTACTCTAAGATCTTTTCCAACGCCAACACCACCAGCTACAGTTAATGCGCCTGTGTTAGTTGTTGATGCTTCAGTTGCGTTAGTTAGTCGAACTAAGTTAGTTGCGGTAACAATGCCACCAACAAATAAACTTCCTCCAATTCCTACTCCGCCTACTACTTCCAGTGCTCCAGTTGCAGTCGATGTTGCTTGTTCAGTACCGTTAACTAACAGTTGTGTATCAACTGTGCCGGTGCCGTATATTCTTGTTCCAGTTAAGAGTTTTGCCATAGTATCTCTATTTATTGTAAATTTTAAACGGGTTTATCAACTTCATTAAACTCGTTTGACACAAGGATTACACCTGTGCTTGTTTCTCTTTTTGCCACAGCGCCACCGTTGATTGTTACTTCATCAAACTCGGCAGCAAAATAAGTTGTCGTAGTCAACTTAATAGTTGAACCTGTAACTTCGTCAAACTCTCCACTAATAAACAGTGTACCTGTTGAAGTTATTCTAGATGCTACTATAGTCATTATGCAAACACCGTATCTAAACTATCAGTAACAGTGTTGTACACTTGATAAACTCTACTAACATTACTTGCATTAACAAATCCTACACGGTTCTTAACATAGACACTGTCGCCTACTCCTATGCCACCGTAGACTTGTAACGCTCCTGTAGTTGTACTCACAGATGCTGTGACATTGGTCACGGTAGTAATGCCGCTGATTTTAACAGTACCTGCTACTTCAAATTTTGCAGTTGGTATACCGCCAACGCCAAAGTTACCGTTAGTGTCGAACCTTGCTCTAGTTTGTCCTACTGTATCATCGTAGAATGTTAGGTCAGTGCCAACAGCGGCAATTGTAAATTGTTTAGAACTGTTCTGTAAACTTACACCACCAGTTGTTGTACCATTCGCTCTAATAATTGCATTAGTTGTAGAGTTAACATCTAATGTATACTGAGGATTATTAGTGTTAATACCTAATCGGTTTGCACTAGGTATGTAAGTAATACCTGTTGTAGCAGCTACATTTAAGTTTGCAAATCCAGTACTTGTGGATACAAATGTCAAATAATGAGCAGTAGATGATGTTACATTGTTGGTAACTTTAATTGTGTCTGAAGATCCTGCGCCTAAACCAGATTGAATTCCCCAGAAAGGACTAGTTCCATTAGATAATAAAATATAAGAACTTGTTCCGATAGGCACAAATGTTGTAGTTCCTGTAGTACTTTGATAAGGAATACTTCCTGGTGCACCACCTGCTATATTAGTTGCAGTAGTAATAACACCAAAAATTGTACCGCCAACAACTAAGCTACCACCGATGCCAACTCCGCCGCGTACTTGTAATGCGCCTGTGTTAGTTGATATAGCAGAAGTAGTAGATGCAATTAAAGTAGATGTTCCACCGATTGTAGTAACACCTAATGCTCCTGCAACTGTTGATCCGATGTTAATTGTACTAGTTGATCCTGCAAGACCAGCGGTACCGATATTAACAACTTTAGTTACAACAGCAGCAGTGGCGCCTGATGACAAGTTTAATGTCTGAGCAGCAGTAGATTGACCAACTGTAATTATACCGGTTGCGGCTGTTCCACCTATGTTGATAGCACCTGAAGATTGACTTGTAGCAATGCTTAATGCACCCGATGTCATTCCAGAGAACAAAGAAGCAGCGGCTGTAGCAGAACCAACGTTTAAATCGTTGCCGCCTATTGTGATATCTCCACCAGTAACAAGATCTCCAAGAGCGTCAACTCGACCTTCAAATGCTGCCCGTCCGCTGACGTAGAAGTTATCTGTAACTCTAGTGTTGCCAGCAAGTTCAATTTTGCTAGTAGCCGTTTCTGGATCAATTTCTACGCCTTGACGATCTGTGCGGAATTTTAATACTGCATCACTACTAGATCCGCATAAGAATGCTACGTTAGCAGACTCATTGATGTATATACCATTTGGAGTTATTTCGTACCAGCCTGTATAGAATTTATCATAAAATACAGCAGTGGCAATATCCCATGCTGTGCCCAATCTATATTCATTAACATCATCACCAGTACTGCCGTGTATGTACATACGTGTGCCGCTACTGTTAAATCGTAGACCAGTTGGTCCGCTTTCTTGACCAGCAATACTAAATTGTTTTGTCCAAGTTGCTGTTCCAACGTTATAGGCTGAACTCAACGCAAACTGATGTACAGCATCAGTAGTTGAGTCTACTATGTACATTATTGTACCGTCATTATTAAAGTCAACGGCTTGAGGTGCAGTCATTGCTGATGGTATGCCACCTGCATCACCTAGGGCAAATCTTATTGAACTTACCAGTGTTGCACTGCCTACATTCCACGGTGTTCCTAAAGTAAAGTAATATGCTCTATCTTGGCTAGCAACATCAGAACCGTTGGCAATAACAACACCTGTTTGCCCACAAGTAATCATCTTAGTACCGTCTGGGCTAATGAACAATCCATTTGTTGCCGAGTCAATTAAAGACATCGAGAAACTTGTACCTGCTACTGCTGTTGTAATATCCCATGCAACTGACAAATTATACTGCGTAATTGAAGCAGCAAACGCTAGGTACATTACTAAACCGTCTGGCTTAAAGAATATGTCAGTTGGATTAGCAACACTGAATGTACTATCATAAGCCCAACCTGCTACGCTGTCTATGTCAGCATTGATAGCAGTATTTTTAATACCCAGTCTTCCGCCAAGATACAAATTGCCGCCGATACCAGCACCACCACGTACTTGCAATGCTCCCGTTAATGTAGATGTTGCACTTGTTACTCCAGTTAGGGTCAATGTATTATTATAACTAGGAGCACTTGCGCCATTGCTGACTAATATATTACCAGCAGTTCCTGGCCCAAAGAATTGTGTAATACCAGGTGCTTGTTGATAAAGAACCTGTCCAGCAGTACCACCAGCTACATTAGTTGCAGTAGTTACTTCACCTGTAATAGATGCAGTACCATAAATTGTTCCGCCGATGTATAAGTCGCCTGCAATGCCAACTCCGCCTCGTACCTGCAACGCTCCTGTAGATGTACTGGTTGCACTGGTCTTAGCATGAACCAGCATACCTAAACTGCTGATGCTTACAGTTAGTGTACCAGTAGTGGATGTAACTAACGGACCAGCTCCTGGAATAGCAGTTCCATCATTCCAAAATTCAAATCTCTTATTTGGCAGTCCGGTAGCAAGTATCCAATCACCGCCATAGGCAAATGCATAGCTGTCTAAAGGTTTAGCAATACTGGCATCTGGATAGGCAAAATTACTGTTGGCAATACCGATGTTAGTGTAGTTTGAAGTATCATCACCGATGTCTGCTGTTGCTACAAAATCAGCACTTGCATTAACTCCGGAATTAACGTTTTGAACGTTAATTTGGAAATAACTGTCTATGTTACCTGCTACGTTGATAGGAGCATCAGGTAAAGGCGCTGCCAAATTAACGCCAACAACTAGTTGTCCAGTATCTTGTAAGTTAACATTACCACGAATACCAACACCGCCCGGTACAACTAGTGCACCAGTATCTGAGTTGGTACTGGTTGCAGTAGATGTTAAAAGAATAGTGTTTAGTTTTAAGTCACCATAATCACCAGTAAAGACACCTGGAGAACTTTCAGTACCACGTACCAAGAATTCTAGATAACGGTTACTAGGTTTAAAACCAAAGAAGAATGATTTTGCCTGATTTAGCGTAGTATCGTAGTAATCACCTTTGATACCAATGTCTAAGTTATCATTAAATGTCCATCCTCCTGAAGTATTTGCGTGTAATACTAATAAAGAGTCAGTAAGGACAGAGTTTGAAGAGTAAACGTAAGTTGCAGTACCAGCAAATGTTACGATGTTATTAAACGTAGTAGGACCGGCAATGGTTAAACTACCATTGACTCCTAAGTCGTTTGCAAAATAACTGTTACCAACTACACCTACACCGCCACTGGAAACATACACACTTTGTCCGCCAGCTGACGCACTATTGCCAGTGCCGCCGGTGAACGATGCTGTTGTTGCCCAAATAGGAGCCGAACCGTTGTACTTTAAAAACGCACCAGTTGCACCGCCAGCTAAGAATGTTGTTATACTTGCACCAGACTGATAAGGAATGCTACCAGTAGCTCCACCAATTAATCTGTTTGCATATTGTGCTGCATTAACATAGATACTACCTGTGTTTGTGTACACAGGAGCCGCAGCTCCTGCTGAAACTAATAATTGACCAGCAAAACCTGGGCCAAAGAAACTAGTTGCACCAGGACCAGTTTGATATGGTATTTGACCTGTAGATCCGCTAAACAAATTTGTTGCAGTGCTGATACTACCTAGTACTGTTCCATACAATGTACCGCCAACATATAAGTCTTTGCCAACATATATTGTTTCTCCGACCCCAACACCGCCCGATACTACTAATGCTCCTGTTTGAGTAGAGATTGATCCTGTAGTACTTTGTACAGTTGCTTTACCACCAATATTAAGATTGCCGCCAGCGCCAATTCCTCCGACTACTTTTAATGCACCAGTAGTGGTATCGTTAGATTGAGTTGCACTGTTTACTGTTAATGATCCTGTAAGTGTTTGGGATCCACCAACATTTAAATTTTTACCGATACCTGCGCCGCCCGATACAACAACTGCACCAGTAGTGACGTTGTTTGATTCAGTTTGTGATAAAATAGTTGCCGTATTTGCAACTTCTAAGGCTCCACCGGAGGTAATGTCTCCAGCTGCATCAATAATTCCGCCAACGTAGACATCTTTTGCAATACCTGCACCACCTTGCACTACTAATGCGCCAGTTTCAGTAGATACTGAAGTTAGCGTACTTTCAACGGTGGCTGTGTTTGTTACTGCAAGGCCGTGTCTGACCCTAAAATCAATATTATCTGCCATTAGTTTCCCTTTCCACGTAACGGCTCGTTACTAGAGTTATTTATTTGAAAATAGAAAAAGGGCCCGAAGGCCCTTTTTGCTGTGATAGATTAGGCTGAAATACCAATCCTTACCATCTTGATCTGCATATTAGTTGCATTAGTTGGGGTAAAATTAACAATAACGTTGCCTAGCGTTAGTTCTGCATCAAATATACCCAACTGTCCGTTGTTTGTTGCAATACCATATTCGTTGATGTAGGCTTTTACACCATCGTGGAATAATGAAATTTCACTGATATGTATGTCTGCCCCATCAACTATCTGAACAAAGTATCTAGCACTGCGATATACAGTAGAGCTATAGGAATCAAGATCTACTTTAGTAACACCTGATATAATTCCACTAGTATATGAAGATAACAAGAAGTTGTTAGAGAACAATGCTGGAACTACAGTGGAACTTGTAGCGGCCAGTGTTGCACCAGCTGTGATTGCGCCGCCAACAAACACGTCTTTAACAACACCAACACCACCAGAAATTCTAACTGCACCATTGGTCGTTGCATTAGAATTTTGAGATTCAGTAATTGTTAGAACATTAGTAATTAATGCTTGCCCATTAACAGTTAAATTAGTTACAGTAGTTAGCGAAGCACTTACATTAGCCATAGTAGCATTGTTAACTACTCTTAATGTCTGTTCTACCCACAATGCTCCACTAACACCAACGCCACCTCGTACCTGCAATGCGCCAGTTACTGCACTAGTTGCGTTAACTGTGCTGGTAATAGTTGTCTGATTGCGGATTGCTGTGTAGCCTGTTGCAGCACTGATAATAGTTGCAGTACTTGCACCTGCAAAATTCACTGCGGTTGCATTTGCGTTTATTAGATTAAATGTTTCAGCAGTAGTAGTTAAGTCTCCACCGTTGACTGCAACATCTCCTGTTGCTACAACATTTCCGCCAACATATGCATTTCCGCCAATTCCTGCACCACCTGATATAATTAATGCACCAGTGTTTGTTGCATTAGCCTCAGTTGTAATAGTAACTCGTGTTTGATTACGAATGTCTGTATAACCAGATGTCTGACCAATTGTCAATGCAGTAGCTGCGCCTGCAAAGTTTACAGTAGTAGCATTAGCATTGACAAGATTAAATGTAGCTGCACTAGAGGTAATGTCGCCGCCGTCGACTGCTAAGTCACCCAATGCAACAATGTTTCCGCCTACATAGGCATTGCCGCCTATGCCAACTCCGCCCCAAACTTGTAGAGCTCCAGAATTTGTTGATGTTGATGCAGTAGAAGATCTAACAGCAAGATCGCCATCAATAGCAAGTGCAGTAACTGTCAAGCTAGTAGCTGTGACAATTCCCAGTGTTGATATACCTGTTACATTCAGCGTACCTGTTGTAGAAATATTTGCAGCACCTAGATTGCCTGTAGCAGTCACTGCACCTGTTTGTAAACTATTACTGCTTAGTACTCCTGTAACGGTTAAATTACCATTACTCGGATTAAACGATACGGACGATGTAGTGTATAACTGTTCAAATCCAGATACTGTATTGTTACTGTCAACAAATGTCAAATAATGTGTTGCGTTTACAGTAGTTGCAACACTGGTTACGTTAGTTGCACTAGAACTTGAACCAGAAACGCTGGCAAATAATGTGCCACCGACATACAAACTTCCACCGATACTTACACCGCCTGTAATTTGCACTGCACCACTTGCCGGACCACTAGCATCAGTGGTGCTAGTGAATGTAGCATTTACAGTCTGTAGTGTATTTGTATCGTAATTGTACTTAAAGTTGTCTTCAAATGCTGTTTGACCTGGAGCAGTTTGATATGGAATCTGGTACGTTGTACCAAATAGCAAGTTTGATGCAGTTGACGCAGAACCAGCTACAATAGTGCCAGTGGTTGCCCAGACTGGAATACTTCCGTTGGAAAGTAAAACCTGCCCTGCTATGCCGATTGGAATAAAATCAGTTAGTCCTGGACCAGTTTGATATAATAATGATCCGCTTGCGCCTCCTGCAATATCAGTTGCCGTATTTGCATTCGATACAATGGCATTTAGTGTGTTTGTTCCCGGATCAAAACTTAGATCAGCATCATCAACTAGTTGACCATTTGCACCAACAAGTACAATTCTATTCTGTGTTAGACTGCTAACTCTTGCATTGTTGACATAGATATTTTCTGCACCTATACCTCCTGCAACTTGCAGTGCCCCTGTTACCTTACTTGTAGAAGTAGTAGCATCTGTTAGTATTACTGCACCAGTTTTAAATGTACCGTAGGTGCCGGACTCAATTGTGCCTGTGTTTTCTTCTGTGACGCCACTGCCTAACCATTCTAAATATCCAGTAGCATTGTCTCTGCCTAAAAATGCGTTAGTGTTTGTTCCGTCAAATATGTGGAAGCGTAAACCAATATCGTAACCGTCATTAACTGTATAACTAGAAGTACCTTCGTGATAATGTAATTCAATTATGTTATCGGTATAGATAGTGTTGGTTGTATATACGTAGGTTGTTGCACCTGAAAATATAACGTCATTTTGAAATACTGCATCGCCACGGACTACTAGAGATCCGTTAATTCCAGCACCGCCTGCAACATATAAAGAGTTGCTTGCTAGAGTTGTTGTACTTTGTGCATTTCCGTTAACTACTACGTTAGTGCCAAAATATCCACCACCTGTTACTGCCAGTGCTCCGTCACCACCTGTTGTTGCCTGCGTAGCGGTGTTAATTATTACTTTGTTAGTTGCTGTAACACCTGCTAAAAAGGCTGCTCCTTGAACTGTAACATTACCTCTTGAGAATGTATCACCTTTAAAATCGCTAGTTTCACCTACAATTAAATTTCTTGCAATGGCTGCACCACCATTGACTTGCAGGGTCCCTGTCATGCCAGTTGCACTGGTTACAGCCGCTGTTCCTTCAACGATTAAACCAGCTCGTACTGCAAAATCCCTAATAATTGATTGTAGCGCCATCTTTGTTTTCCTTTAAACTGCCATTCCAGTTCGTAATACCTTAATAGTTTTGTTTGTTGCTGTAAAAGCTGTAAAATATAATGTTACAGTACTTCCTACTATTTCAGCAGCAAACGTTCCTAAATCTCCATTTGACGTAACTACACCGTATTCAGTTGCCCACACTTGACCGTTATTATCTGCAACTAGTAAGATTTCTCTTAATTCAAAGTCTGCATTTGTTCCAATACCTTCATCTATTTGAATTAGATATTTCGCTGATCTAAATTGTGTTGTGCTGTACGTGTCTATAGCCGTTGTCGCTGTTGTATTTACCAGAGTTTGAGTAGAATCAAATACGGTGTCAGCTATTCTTAAACTTTCACAGGTAACTCGTTTAGCAACACCAACACCACCAGAAATCACAATACCACCAGAATTTGTTGAGGTAGATTCTGATGTATTTGTAAAAAATATTACTCGGTTTGTTGTTGCTCCGCGTCCAGTTACAGTTTGCAAGGTGGAAATATTATTCCACGTTAATGACGCCGCAGTGGCTGTCCCGGTGCTAGTAACAACGTCAATATCAACGCCGCCTATAACTGCGCCTGCAAAACTTGAAGTAGTTAATACCTGTTGTCCTGATGAGTATAATACTCCTCCTACAAACAAATCCTTGTCTATCCATGCGCCGCCGTATACCTGTAGCCCACCGTTAATAAACCCTGCGCCAGTATTAATATTAGTAGTAGTGGTAACAATTAACGTTTCAACTGTTAAACTAGATGCAAACAAAACGCCAGAATTAACAATAATCCATGCATCTCCATTCCACTCGTATGTGGTTATTCCTATAGTATATCGATCGCCCGGTGCCGGGTTAGTTGGAAAATTTAATGTTGACATAATTACTCTTTATATTTGTACCCAAATTTTGTTTGCGCCGTCTTTTACATATTGTAGGAAATACGGGCCAGTTGGATTAATCCAGAAGTCGCCCACTCTTGCACCGGTAGGTGGCGTAGCTGAAATAGTAGATCTCGGAGTATACAACATATAATTTTCATCCGGATTTCCACTATTAGCATATACATCTCCACGTATACCAACACCGCCTGCCACAGTTAATGCACCAGTTGTAGTTGAAGTAGATACAGTTGTTGCGTTAGCTCTGAGAGTAAGAAATGTTCCGTCAGCAGCTTGCGATCCACCAATTGCAACATTATCCATTGTACCTGCTGCGGCAGGCTGAATTAACACTGTGCCGCCAGCAGTTGGTTGAATGTATATGTCAGCTCCGTTAGGACTTAATGTAATATCTTCAACACCTTCTACAGTAAATGACCCGCCTACATTCATATCTCCCTGAACTGCTGCGCCACCTGTAACAACTAGAGATCCGTCGTTAATTCCAGTAGATGCTAGTCCAGAGTTAAGTGTTAAGTTACCAACAGTCTGTCTAACAAATCCTGCTGTACTCTCTACTTTAAAGTCTAAGCTATTTGCAGACTTCAATGTTACAGTGCTTAGATATAATGTTGTTCCTTGCAGATACAGGGCATTGAATGGCTGAGATGCGCTACCTAAGTTTGTAGTTGTAGTGGTAGGAAGAACATCTCCAGTAAAGAAAGTGCTGCTAGTTACATGCAATTCTTCACCAACGTGCAAATTACGTTGAATTCCGGCTCCACCGATAACTCGCAATCCTCCAGTATTTGTGCCAGTTGATTGCATGCCAATGCCAATTTCTGTATTGGCATTTATTGTAGAAGTTCCTGTTCCGTCATAGTAAAATACGCTACCGATTGCAACTTGATTGTTTCTACCGTCAACTAAATTGTCGCTACCTATAGAAATAACACCACTAGCTTCTGTCATATTACCTGCAACATCACTGCCGATGATTATGTTACTAGAACCAGTTGTTAAATTCTTTGCAATTAAATCACCAAAGAAGAAATTCTTTTGGCCATCAATTAATTTTTCTGCTGCTCTAGAACCAATTCCAATATTGTTTGATCTATATAATGTTCTACCAACTCTGCCACCACCTGCGTAAGGAGAGAATAAATTTCCATCTAATGGCTGAGCAAGAATATTGTCAGTATACAGTGCAAATGTGTTAGTAGTTAATACGTTGATCCAGTAGTAAGAATCATTTAGATCAAGCATTCCGGTAGCGTCGTCGATTACTACCTGTGTACCTGTTGTTAACCCGTGTCCTGTAACTTCGAGTACTACAGGATTAGCAATAGATGCACTTACAATAATTCCTGCAAAATGCGAATCAACTGAACCAATTGCCTTTAATGCGTTGTCACCAATTGCAATAGAATCAGACACACTAGTACCTGATGTAAGTGCATATCGTCCGATTGCAATGACTCTATTTGCAGTATCTAGTCCTAACAAAGAACTATCGCCTATTGCAATACTAGATTGACCGTTGTTAAAATCATTAAGTGGAGTCTCTGCTACTCCACGCATAATAATATTATTTTGTCCTTCCCACCCTCTGCCAATAGTAATACCGTTAACTTCGATATCATATTCAATGGTCATATTGCCGCCGACGCCAATACCACCTTGCACAACAAGATTACCTGTTTGAGTAGTTGTTGATAAGAATGTTGCACCAGTTGACAGAACTCTAATAGTTCCTTCGGGCAATGCACTATACATAGATGCCGTTGAGAACTCAACAAAACCTAAACTAGATCTGTAAGAAGTTCTTAAAACTGGATCTGTTGCAATAGTAAAACCAGTTAAGGTCGTGTCCGTTGCGGGAAGTTGGGGCATGGCGTCTTCTAGCTTCAAGAAGTCGCCGCTGCCACCGCTTCGTAATCTTGATCCACTTAATAGGTTAGGCATATTGATCTCTAATTAGTTATTTGCTGTTTCTAATACACTTAGTACTAATTGGCATGTTCCTGAATTTGAACCATTTGAGTGTACAAATGCGCGGACACTGTCTAGACTTTCAACAATCAATTTGCCAGTTAAGATAGATGCTGCATCTCCTGCTGGAATAGAAAAGTTTTTAACCAAATAAGTATCAACGTTTCCTGGTTGTGCTCCATTGCCTTGAGCATCAGACAGCACTGGTCTATTCCTATGATGTATAAAACTAATGTCTTGCGTTTGTGTACTTACATTAGAAACTTGAGCCATTAGTAGAATAGAAGTAACTCCGATTGGAGCTGTATACACAGTTGACGTTGTGCCTGTTGTCATAACAAAAGTATTTCCTACTGTTGTTGCAGTATTAAGTGCTCTTGTTTTTGTTAAAAATTTGTTTAATGGAATTAAAGCCATGATATTTCCTTGTTAACTGATAGCTAATATGAACGGGGTCATATTGGCGAATAACGATCTAGTAAATGTTCTACCACTTAGAACACCGGTTGCTTGACTAATTACTAGTCCTGGACCGATACGGAAGTCACCGTTCTGGTCAGTTGATGTAAAGAATACTTTACCGCTGTCAAGCTGTACTGTTTCTCTTGCCTGTATAGGATCTGCCTTGCCGCGTTGTGGCAATGCTCCGTAGTCAATACCTGCACCTACGTATTCAAATACGTATCCTGATGCACTAATGTAACTGCGTTGATAGAAATTAACTGTAGAGTTGTGTGGGAACAAATCAGTTCTTGTGACGTTTTCGCCCAACGATACTCTATGATATGTTCCTGCACGATTCCAGTACGCTAATCCGCACATGACTGCGTTGTATCGGCCGCCAGTTTCGATGTCATAAATTAATCGTTGAAGAATAGTTTTAACATCTCTCTGACATTGAGCACTATCGAAGTTAAACGACCCAACGAATTCATCGTCAATGTATACAATCATTGCATCAATAATTTGAAGCTGATCAGTGTTTAGCTGATTTATTGCTGATTGGACTCCAGCATCTGCCCAACCTACTGTTGGTGATATTGGAGCAGGCAACGTTCCAATATCACCCGAAGTAATAACATCTTCAATGATTTGTAATAGTGTATTAACTCGTCCTTCTTCAGTTACAGTTGCTCCTGGCAATATTGTATTTTGCATTACGGTGTTGCCGGTCGATACAGTAACTGTCTGGGCACGAACTACTTGCTGTGCAACTGTTGATAATCTATCAAATGCTGCGGCAGTTTGTGCAGTCTCTCCTGTGATAACAGATGTAGTGCCTTCAAAGTAAGATCTTGCAGAAATTGTAGTTGCCCATGTGCCGTCATATAATATATCATATATTAGACTGTCTACAATATATCCTACATCTCTTGCACAAGTTGCAGAATTATAAGTAAACCCTGACCAAATTCCAGAACCAATTGATATCTGTTGCTCAATCCATGCAATAACTTCTGCCTTCATGAACTCTTTGTTGGCCAACAATATATTCTTTGCCAGTAATTTAGCATTGCCCACTGACATACCAGTTGGTGTTGGATACACTACTGTGTCTGCGTCTCCTTCGCCTTCTTCTAAAATATTTAAAATCTCGTCAAACGCTGCATTACTGCGTGTTGTTGCAGTGGTACTAGTAGCCATAGATAATTCGGCCTGTTCTCTTAAGAACACTACTGCTCCGATAGTTTGAGTTAACTGACTTGCTGTTACAACCGTTGATACACTTCGTCTGTATGCTATGCCAGAATAAACAGCATTCCAGTTAGAACCGATTGCAGTATCGTAATAAACTCCATCTAAGATGTATCCTGCATCTCTACGGCACAGTGTTTCGTCATAAGTAAATGTCGATGTTGCAAATGTTGCAGTAACATATGCAGTAATCTCATCTGCTAAGAATTCGATATTTTCTGCAATTAATGTTATAGCACTACCACCGCCCTGGACTGTAGGACCTTCTTTTGTTCTTAGAGCTGGTTTGATAACTTTTTCAGCTGCTACTAAATCAGGAGCATTAATGATGTCTGTAATTTCACCAAATCTTAAATCAATGAACGTTTGGGCATCTCCGCCGCCGCGCACCAACGGCAAGAATGTTTGAGTAGACGTGCTTGGTCCAGTTTGTAAACTCGTAATAGGAGAATTATTAATTACTAAATTTGTTAAGCTGTTCAAATACTGCATTGCAGAAATGTGTGCAGGGATCTGACTTGTATCTCCGCCTGTACTTGCAGTTGACAATATGTTAATACCTAAAGGAATCAACTCCGCCTTATCATTATATTCTGGATTTTCAAGAAGTTCACTAGTTAGTACAGTGTAATATGCATTTCCACAGAAGTAGAAGTCAAAGAAGTTAGGATTATCTAGTTCTCCACCACCAGCGGCCAGCGCATTACTTAGCGTGATACTATTAAATCCTACATCAGTAACTATTGTACCTGACGATGCATATGGTACCCAGTTTCCTGTACTATCTACAACAGTAGATGTAGTATTACCGAACTGGTCTCTAAGAATTACAGTATTTCCAACAAATACATTTGTAGTATCAATATTTTCTAAAATAATAGTACCAGTTGACAATGTCGATGTTGTCGGACTTGCATTTAAGAAGCCTGGCAAGTTTTGTTCGTTCAAATATCCTTCAGGAGGAACTATTTCCATAACTAAAGAAATATGTGGTCTATCATCTTGGTCAGGTAGATACACTGCGATTTGTGCATTGTTTGGCCAAAATCCTTCAGGGTAGTATTGATCAAAATAGTCGCTGCCTGGAAGATTAGGACTTTCTGGGTACGCTCTAAATGATGGATTGTATATCTGTCCAGAGAACTTACGAGGTCCGTAGCCTTTGGCAAGTAAACAAATATCTCCAAAGTTGGCGTTACTGTTAACAATAGAAGCAATGCCTCCGTTATCTACTTGAACACCTACACTTGAGAAAACTGTAAACACAGAAACTAACTGTGCATATCCGTTGTTAGTAATTCTAACACCTCGGCCGCCTTGTGTTAATTGCGTATATGCATCAAATACGAACGATTGAATAGGACTACGATCACTAACTACGCCACCGTCAATTAATGCTCCTCCCATTCCTCCGATTCTATCAATCTTACGTTGATTCCATGTAGATGCATCTCCTGTATATTCTAAACTCAGTTCGTCGACTTCGTTGTCTCTTAACGGAAATGTTAATACATCACCAAAGTAAACAGTAGCGTTAGTACCAAATCCTATAGTAGCAGTGTTTAGACCGATTAAGTATTTGCCTTCGCTAATTGTAGTAATTGATGTTACTATAGGTGCTGTTAGAACATCCGATCCGTTAATACCTGTTAGTGCAAATAGGCCGCCTCCTAAGTATTTTGGAGGAGCATATAATGTGCCACGATTAACGATTGTGCTAATGATATCAAAATTCCTACGCACTGCTTCCTGTGGCATATAGTCTGCGCCGTACTGGAAGAACGGATTAATAATCTGTTGTATTACAGTTCCTGTCTGAGGAGTCACTGGTTGATTTGCAATAATTTGCAATGACAAGTCTCTTGCATAATTGAACGCCATGGTCGTTGTAGTTTCTTGACCAGTAAGACTATTTTCTCCAAAAGTCCAGTATGCTAAACCAGCTTCAATACTCTTAGCATTTCCGCCTAACAGTACGTCCTGGCTAACTGCGTCAACAATCAAACCAATATCGCGATAGCACTTTGCTTCATTGTAATTGAAACTGTTTGGATTATAAGTTTTATCAATATAGGCAATAACTTCTTCGACTAAGAACTCTTTGTTTGCATACAGTAATTCAAATGCAACGTATGTAGATGCAGTGTTAGTTGCAGTCATTGCAATTGCAAATGCCGATGTAACTGGTCCAGTTACCTGAGGACCGTTAGTTATAATGTTTGTAATTGTAGAAATTGCAGTTCTTAATAGTCCTGCGTCAAACATTGTAGCTGATGTATCTCCACGGAATTGATTTACTCGATTTTGTAAAGCATCAACATGTTGGTTAGTTACAACTAGTTCGGCTATATCTGCTAGATAATCAAATGCCGCAGTAGTTTGAATTTCTTGATTTTGAATAGTAATAGTAGAACTATCAAATCCATAGTAGTATAAACCAGTTTGTACGCTTTGTCGATTTCCAGTATGCACTAAATCAAATGCTACTGCATCTACCATGTGGCCAACATCACGTCTGCACTTATTTGCATCGTAGTTGAATCCAAAATTAGTTGCATCAACGTAGGCAGTGACTTCGTGCGCCATATAATTTTTGTTAGCTAGCAATAAATCATATGCATTTAAGAAAGCAGGAAGGCCTATCTTAGTTGAATTAGATACAATTCTATCTGTCCAACCTAGACTGTTGCCTCCTAAAATGTCAAGAATAACATCAAAATTTCCTTCAATTATGTTAGCTTCAAATAGCGTTGCAGGTTCTAAACTGGTAACTTGTGTCACAGTTGATTGATATCTTACTACTAGATCGTCTGCAGGAGTAATATTTTGAATAATTTTAACTGCTAGTTCTTTTAGATATCTTACAGCATCAACAGTTGGTGCTAGTTGTGCTTGAATATCACCAACGTACTGATCTTGATTCCAGTATTGTAATCCTGCAAAAGTACTCTGACTATACCCTGGTGTTTGATACAACATATCAAATGCCATTGAATCAATAATTAATCCAGTATCTCTTCTGCACTTGATTTCACTATACGGAAAGTTAAGTACTAGATTATTAATGTAATTAATAGTATCTTGTTGAATGAATGCTCTGTTGGCCTGCATCAATGTTTCTGCACTGACAAATGCTGCATCAGCATTTGTACCTTTAAACATTTCAGGTGCAGCAGACGGGCCGTTGTTAATAATTGTAGTCACAATATTAAACAAGTCAGATAAAGATCTGCCAGCAATTGCACCACCAGTTACTGCGGTATTAATAACTTGTGGTGCAATTGCTGGCAG